CACATTTTGCCTAAGCAAAAATTTTACTTGCTTGATTATCAACGCTTTAAGTATTCCGTTTTGCTTAGGCAAAAATTTTGAGCCTTATTTTGCTTAGGCAATTTGCTTAGGCAAAATAACTAAAACGCTGATTATCAACGACTTGTAATTTTTGCCTAAGCAAACCACATTTTGCCTAAGCAAAAATTTTACTTGCTTGATTATCAACGCTTTAAGTATTCCGTTTTGCTTAGGCAAAATTTCCTCGCGCACGCGCATAATGCGCACACGCGCGTATATACTCACTCTATATATAAAATATTATTAAGTATAAGTATATTGAAATAGGGGGTATGGGGGAAAGAACACGCTAACTTCGATTTTGAACGAAACGAAAAAAGAGTGCCTATTTCTGACACTCTTTTTCCTTATCCATTTACCTTTTCAAGTCTTTCTCTGATTTCATACGCTCATACAGAGGACGGTCTATTTTCACATAAGCCTGTCCGTTTAGTTTTGCATCAAGAATGACATCAAGCAATTTCATTTCATCTGTTGAATGATTGTATGTGAACAAATCGTTTGCCTCGTCTATGGATAGAAAGGCATAGTTTGCTTTGAGCATTGCCGACCTTGCTTTGGCTTTCCAAATCTGCTTTTGCTGTTTCTCCCATGATTGCACTTTGGGTTTGCGTTTCCGCTTTCTCTTTGTTGTCTGTCCTGTTGGCTGGTAGATACCATTGTTTGCAGTCTGTCGCTTACCATACGCCCAAAGCAGACCAACGAAAAAGATAATCACAAGTACGGCTATCATTCTTCAAACATCTTTCCTGCACCCAACATAAGCCATTTGGCATTTACTCCAAAGTCCTTTACCATTGGGTACATCCACGAAACTTGAAACCACCCTCTATCCAAGTCCTTGCGGTTGGCTATGAGGTTACGCCTGTCAATCTCATACAGGCGGCAATAGGTGTTTACACCTCGTATCTTTTTCATCGCTATTATCGCATCAAGAGCGCAATAAAAGCGTTCCATTATCTGCTTGCTTATTGGTGTATTCATTTTAGTTTGTTTATTTCTACCATATCATTGTCTATGCGCCTATGCGTTTCCGATTGCGCAATCTTATCAGAACGGTAGATGTAAAGATTTTCGTGCAGTAAGCCATTGCTCCATGAGAAAGTAACCAAGGCGCATTTGCTTCTTTTTTGAAAGAGCTTATAGGCATATTCGCCTTTCTCCTTAATCATGTTTTCCGTTGGTGATTGGTGCGAATCCATTGGCTCGCCAAATTCCTCAACAGTAACACGGTCTAAGCGTTCCAAATCTCCCCATTCTCTACCTTGTATCTCTACATTTGACAGCTTTACTCCAATAAGCAATCCGTCTTTATCGAACAAGCCCGTGATGTTATCAAAGCCCCAACCCTTGTAAATATACGGATAAGTCCTAACCATGTTGTCACCTTTACATTCTGGATTACTTACCTTATCCTCGAATTTTACCCTTATGGAGTCAAAGGACATTTCCTTTATAAAGAAAGCAATGCTGTCAATCGCATATTTTTCTTCTGGGTTTTCAACAGGCTTGCTTGTTTGTGTGCAAGCAGCAAACACAAGGGCTACAATAGGGATAATTATATTTTTCATGCGCACATAGTTCTTAATTGTTCGACATCTGCTTTCAACTCTTGCAGCTCTTCAAAGGGTAAGCCCTTAATCCTTGCTGTTGTGATAGCCTTATCCAACTCTACCAGAACCTCTAAGCTCTTTTCTGAATTTACTTGGTGTATGCTTTGCTTGCAAAGTTCAATCACCATTCGATAGTATTCTTTCATATCTCTTTGTTTACATGTTAATACTTGGGTACTTTGCCAAATGGAGTTACCCTACATCTGCAACAGTGGCATTGCCGACCGCTGGGGCAGTTCCCTTTTTGGCAACTTCCAACAATGCCTCCAACTTACCAATCTGTCTATTGAGTTCGGCAATCTCTCTGTCTTTGTCGGCAAGCAATCCGTAGGGCGCAATTTGCTTTTCATTCATCATGCGCACAATCATAGAGGAAAAAGCCTCGCCTCCTGCTGTGATGAAATCAAGGCTATCCTCGTTTACTTGGACTTGCTTGTTTGCAGTCTGCTGTGTTACCTCGTTTTCGTCTGTGAGCATATCGCATTGACCACCCATAAGCCAATTATCGTTGAATATGTTGCCATACGCCTTATTAAAGCGTTGGATAAACTTATCTGTTAAATACTTCACATCGCCTTTTAAGGCTCTTGACAAGCTGGATTCTGTTGCACCCATTTGTTCTGCTATATCCTGTTGCTTGTGTACTCTGCCAATACTTTTCAAGTAATCTATGGCAGTTGCTATTCTTTTTACTTTAATATCAATCATAATCGTTAATAATTGTTATTATCAAAACTTTTCTTGCTATTATGTTTGCTATAACAAAAATAGTTGCTATCTTTGCACCACAACAAGTTTAATAGTGTTGCAAAGATATAAAATTATGTCTGTAAAACACACTAAATCAGATAGAAAATGAAGTACAAGAAGAAATCTGTCTTTCGGCAAATGTACGATGCACTGCCAACGGAACGCCCACAAGCACCAAAAACAGCATGGGTGAACGAAATAGCAGCAGTGGCAAAGGTACATCCCACAACCGTAAGGTGTTGGCTTGCTGGAACACAGAAGCCAGACGAATTGAGAACTGACATTATCGCTAAACACCTTGGCGTTAGTGCAAAAGAATTGTTCAACTCTTAAAGTAAACGACAATGAAAAGGGACACTTTGATAAACTTTATCGGTATGTGTGTTTGGGTGCTTGTTGCCCTGTGTTGCACGATTACCATGTTTCTAAATTGGGGACACATCATTTTCGCCCTTGCTGGTTGGGCATTTGCTTGGCTTTGCTATGTGGAGAAAGAGTATTGCACCGAAAGCGTAAGAGATTATTTCAAGCGTAAAAGGAGGGCATGATATGGCTATTACGATGGAGTTGTACGAATTGAAGAACATCTGTAAGGAAATGGCGGCATTGGGTGCTGCCACGATAGTACAGAGCAACGCACCAAGCAAGGACTTGGTTTCACAGCGTGAGGCATATCGCCTGTTTCAAGAAATGCGAGTGAGGCGGTGGGTTGAGCAAGGTCTTATAACTCCACAACGTAACGGTGCTGCCCCCAACTCAAAGCGTTTCTATTCAATGGCAGAGTTGCAATCACTCAATAATGCGGAAACATTAAAGACAATCATTAACAGATAAAAGAACTATGAAGAAGATTAGCGAATTTATTTCTGCTTATCTGAAAGGCAGAAAGGAACGCAAAGCCGAACAGCAGAAAGCGGTGATGCAAAGCGAGTCCTTGAAAGTTGTGCAAGTAATGGAGTTTCAGAACCAACTCTATATTTGCTACAACAACATTCCACTGATTGATATTCGCTATGTGGAGAATGTGCAATCGGTGTTGAATGACGCACGGACAATCAGAGAAAAGTATATCGAAAGTAACAACATCAAATTTGGCGTACAATGAAAAAGATAATTTTGAAATCGCTTGCCCTTGTGAACTTTAAGGGTGTCCGTGATTTTAGCATTGCTTTCAATGACGGCATTACAACCGTGTGCGGAGATAACGGCACAGGCAAGACAACGCTCTATGATGCGTATTTGTGGCTGTTGTTCGGCAAGGACAGCACAGGCAGAAGTGACGGTGCTAACGGCTTTAACGTAAAGACCACAGGCGAGGATGGAAAGCCAATCTACCGTTTGGAACATTCAGTTACTGCCGTGCTTGAAGTGGACGGAAAGGAAATCAAACTGCAACGCTCACTGGTTGAGAAGTGGCAGAAAGTGAACGGCACAACCGATGAAGTGATGAAAGACGAAACACAGTATTTCATCAATGATGTGCGCACAGGCACGAAGAAAGAGTATCAAGCTGAAATATCGGAGATTATACCCGAAGATGTGTTCCGCATGATAACCAACCCTTACTACTTTACATCATTGAGTGCGGAAACGCAAAAAGATATGTTGCTTGAAATGGTTGGCAACATTGATGATGAAGAAGTGGCGGCTACCGACCCCGATTTTCTTGCATTGCTTGACCAAATTAACGGCACAAGCCTCGCAAAGTGGGCAAGAGAGATTGCGGCTAAGAAAAAGGCTTGCAATGATGCACTTGCCACCATTCCCGCAAGTATCGAAACGGCACAGAAACTTATGCCAGAAAGTGAGGAATGGGCGGTGCTTGAAAAGCAGTTGAAAGAAGTGCAAGACCGTGTTAAGGAGATTGACGCACAGATTGCCGACAAATCCGCTCTGAACGATGAGGCATATAAGCGCAAGATGGCACTTATGAAACAACAGGCTGACAAGCGTATAAAACTGCAAGACCGTGAGAATACTATCCGCATGGAAACCAACGCAGCGCACAACAAGGCACTTTCCGATATTCAGCAAATGGAAAACGAGTTGTCAATCAATCAGAAGAACTTGGATAGCTACCGCAACGACAAAATGAACGTGGACGGCAAGATTGATGAACTCAACGGCAAACTGGTAGAAATGCGTGAGCAGTTCAAGGCTGTTGCAAAAGAGCAGTTCCCAGAGCCGAGCGGTGATGTGCTTGTGTGTCCGACTTGTGGCGAGCCTTACAAGGGCGAGAACTTGGAAAATGCCATTGCAAAGTTGCGTGGTAACTTTGAGCAAAGCAAATCCAAGCGACAGAAAGATATTCAGACCAAGGGCAAGCAATACAAAGCCGAATACGACAAAGCCGTGGAGCAGCAGACCAAACTAACAGGTCTTATTGCCAAACTTGAAGATGATGCACTTGAAATAAAGGGCAATATCACAATCAAGAAAAACAACATCCCTGTTGCTGGCAACGCTGACGAGGCTATTGCCAATGATAAAGAGTGCATAGGGTTACGCAACGACATAGCAGAAATCGCCAATCAGTTGCAAGTTGAGGTGCCTCAAGCCGATGTGTCGGAACTGCAAAGCGAGAAAGCCGACCGCAACGCTGCCATTGCCGAAATAAACAAGCGACTTGGCAAACGTGCGATGATTGAGCGAGTAAACAAGGAAATTGCCGACCTTGAAGAAAAGCGCATAGCCAACAATCAAGCCAAGGCAGACTTGGAGAAATGGGAAGATGTGTATTTGCGCTTTCAGAAAGCCAAAGATGAGGTTCTCATGCAACGCATTAACGGCTTGTTCAATGTCGTTTCGTTCTCATTCGTTAAGGAACAGAAGAACGGAGGCGAGAAAGTAACTTGCTATTGCATGGTGAACGGTGTGCCTTATGCTGATGTCAATGCCTGTGGCAAGGTAAACGCTGGCTTGGATATTATCAACGCTATATGTGCCACAAAAGGCATATCAGCACCCATATTCATAGACAATAGGGAGAGCTTTAACCAGATAGTCCCAACAATCTCACAAATCGTGAACTTGAAAGTGAGCAACGACAAACAACTTACCATTAAAGCATAATTCGATATGGAAGAACAAAGACAAATGACAGCACAGCAACCGCAACAAAGCGGTGCTGTTGCACAAAAGCCACAAGCGAAGAACTTAGACACGCTGAAAAGAGTGCTTAACGCTGATTCCGTGATGGCGCAATTCAAGAACGCACTTAGCAAGAACGCATCTACATTCGTGGCTTCGCTGATAGACTTGTACAGTTCGGACAGCAAACTGCAATTGTGCGACCCTAACCAAGTGGTGAAAGAGGCTCTGAAAGCAGCGGTATTGCACTTGCCTATCAACAAGGCTTTGGGACAGGCTTTCATCATTCCGTTCTACAACACGGTAACGGATGCAAAAGGAAACAAGGTTAAGAAGTATGAGCCAGTATTTCAGATAGGCTACAAAGGCTTGTATCAGCTTGCAATGCGTACAGGCAAGTATGCTATCATTAACGCTGATGTGGTGTACGAGGGCGAGTTACAGCGTGTGTCTAAGCTGACTGGTGAGATTGATGTTGAGGGAAGCAAGGTTTCAGAAAAGGTTGTTGGCTACTTTGCCTACATTCAGTTGGTGGACGGCTACCACAAGGCAATCTATATGTCGGTTGAAGATATGGCGGCACACGCCAAGCGTTACTCAAAGGCTATTGCTTTCAACAGAAGTGTTACGATAGAAACATTGCTCAATCTCGCCAAGCTGCCTGTCAATGCCGACAGTTCACAAGTAGGCTGGCAAGGTAACTTTCACGCAATGGCTATCAAGACCGTGTTACGCAACCTGTTGGGCAAGTATGGCTATCTGACGGTATCATTGCAAGAGGGCATTGCAACGGATGCACAGAGCGACACAGACGAAAAGCAAGTAATTGTTGCCGATGCACAGGCGGTAGAAGTCGTTGATGATGCAAACGTGGAGTATGAAGAAGTTGGCAATGCGCCACAAATCGAAGATAACACAGAGGAAAAAGAGCCAGACCCCGGCTTTTGATTAACCAAGTGAAGTATGGAGTTGAAAGTGTTAGGTTCAAGCAGCAACGGCAATTGCTACATTCTTGACAACGGCAAGGAGGCTTTGATAATAGAGGCTGGTGTCCGTTTCCAAGAAGTGAAAAAGGCTTTGGGGTACAATCTCCGAAAAGTCGTAGGCTGTCTTATAACCCACAGGCACAACGACCACGCCAAGTATATAAAGGCAATGGTGGATAATGGCTTTCACACGTTGGCTTTGGCTGATGTTTGGGAAAACAAAGGCGTATGGGGTTCACGCTCTGTTGCCATTGTTCCCAAACACGGCTACAAACTTGGTAGGTTTAAGGTGTTGCCGTTCAACGCTTGCCACGATGTGCCTTGTGTCGGCTACCTCATAGAACACCCCGAATGTGGGCGGATAATGTTCCTCACTGACAGTTGCGAATGTCTTAGCCTGTTTCCACGGCTTAACCACATCCTGATTGAGTGCAACTATTCAATGGCAAAACTCATTGAGGCTGTCAATGCTGGAGTAACGCCCAAAAGTCAAATAGACCGCTTGCCAAACTCGCACATGGAACTGCAAACGTGCAAGTCGGTACTCTCTGAATTAGACCTTGCCAATGTGTTCAACATAGTGCTTTTGCACTTGTCAGACCACAACAGCGACAGGTTGAGATTTGTATCTGAAATCGAAAGGCAGACAGGCAAAGCCGTGTATGCTGCCGCTCCAAATATGGATATTGACATTACAAAGTTCTGATATGGCAAAGGTCTTGGTTGAAAAACGAAAAGGATTGTTCACGTTACAACCGCTCTACGAATGGTTTAGGCAAGTGTGTGACGGAATGTATAGGATTGAGGTTAAGCGGATGCGCAAGCCACGCTCAAACGACCAAAACGGATGGCTGTGGGGTTGCATATACCCCATGCTGCTTGATGCACTCTTGGAGGCTGGTTGGGAGTTTGTGAGTGTTGAGCAAGTACACGAATACTTCAAGAATATGCTTGCCAAGGACAGTGTGGTAAACAGGCATACAGGCGAGATTGTGGAGTTTCCGACATCAACTGCAACAATGGACACGCTGACATTCTCCACCTATTGCGAGAAACTGCGTGAGTATGGGCGTGAATACCTTGGAATTGAAATACCCGACCCCGATAAATATTGGAGAACAAGCGATGATACAAGTACCTAACAACGTGGTTACTGACTTGGTAAGGCACATTCCGATGATTTTAGAGTTGTTGCCCAAGGACACAAGTACAAGGGTGTACAACGCAATGAGAATAACAAGAAAGAACATTCAGAAACTTAAAAGATTAAGCGATGAACAACGAAAGCAAAAAGATTGAGGTGAGCGAAAGCAACCTTAAAGCTGCCTTTGAAGTGGCAGACGAAAGCACTAAGAAAGTGCTTGTGGCTCTGTTTGGCAAGATAGAGCCGACAGACGATAACAAGCCAAGTCTTAAAGATTACAAGTCTATACGCTCTTATGCGGATGCTTGCAAGGCTTTGGGCGAAAGCGTAGATGAAGAAACGCTGCCAAAGGCTGGTGTGCCTAAGCACATAATCGCCCAAATGAAATTGGAGCTGATTTGCAAGGCTCTTTGGGGTGGTGAGGTTAAGGTATATCCCGACCCCGATGGAAATCGCATTTACTGGTATCCTTGGTTTGCACTTTACAACCAAAGTGAGATTGACGGTATGAGCGATAAAGAAAGGGGTTGCCTCCTGTCTGCTATTGCGCCTACTGGTGCGGGTGCGGGCTTCGGTTATCTGACTGCGGCTTATCGTTCCTCGTACTCGCATGCGCACAGTGGCTTCCGCTTGTGCCTTGACACAGAAGAAAAGGCTGAATACTTTGGCAAACAGTTCTTGGAGCTGTGGGCGGAGGCAATAGCTTTCAATTTCTCTGTGGGTGAACGCTTGAAGTAAGTTTAACCAAAACAAGATAAGTTATGCAAGATTTAATGTTTGCTGATGAACCCGTAGAGAAAAGGGAACAGCTATTGCGTGACAACTGCGACCAAATTGTGGAACGTAGCTACACACGCAAGTTTGAACAGCACGAAGTGAACGCAAGGCGTGAAGAACTTGAAAACGTGTCTATCCAAGTGGCAGAGCTTGAAGATAAACTCGCTGAAATCAGAGCCGACTACAAGGGACGCATAAAGCCGTTGCTTGAAAGACGAGGCTTAATCCTTGATGAACTCAAAGCAAGAGGTGAGTATGTAAAGGGCGATTGTTTCAAGTTCGTATATGTGGACGAGGGAAAGACTGCATTTTATTCGCCAGAGGGTTACAAGTTGGAGGAAAGACCGATTACCCCCGAAGAAAGACAGCGTACCGTTATGCAATTCGTGCGTAGAACAGGAACAGAAGATTAAGTTATTCACCAAGTAAAACAACAAAACAATGGAGCAAAACAATGAAAAGATTGCCGTTAATATCGGCAACTACACAGGCGAAAAGCCTATCGAAGTAATACTGCGTGAGGGTGTTGCACCCAAAGTTCAGCAGTTGGAGTTGAAAGAACCCGAAAGTATCAACGTGACAGGCGTACTCTCCACGCCTCTTGACTGGCTCACAAAGCGAATTGACACTATCGAACAGAAGAAAGCCAATATCGTAGTGAACCGTGAGGAAATGACAATCACGCTCACAATCAACGAAAGCGATTACTACACTAAGTCCACGTTTGTAGGCAAGGCTGCCTATTCGGAAATCTTTGAGAAATTCCACATCAACGATGAAAAGATGGGTTGGATTCCCGCAAAGTTGGGTCAGTTCTTGCGCCTTAACCGTGCCGTATTCGCTGACAAGAGCGAGAACATGAAACTTGTATCTGCCCTCAAGAACTTCACTGCAAATGCGAAGTCGGAGATTGAGAAGCAGCGTGACCCGTCTGGAAGTCGTGCCGATGTGTACCGTACACAGGTGGAAAGCAATCTGCCCAAGAGTTTCACGGTGAACCTCTCCATTTTCAAGGGTACGGAGAAAACGCCTATTGAGGTGGAGTTTGACCATTACCTTACAGACGGTGATGTGTTCTTACAGCTTGTATCGCCTGGTGCAAAGGAAGTGGCAGATGAATACCGTGACCGTTGCATTGATGATGTGCTGGCTAAAATTCGTGAGATTGCGCCCGACATTGCAATCATGGAAGCATAACACTTAGCGTATGGCAGACAAGCGGAAATACTCACTTATGCCTTTTGATACGAGGGTGTGGTTGTCAGACCCTCGTATCAATACCCTTTCGCTCATGGCAAAGGGTGTGTGGGTAACAATGCTCTGCTATATGTGGGAAAGTTCCCAACGTGGTATGCTTGTAAAGCCTAACAACACACCATACACATTAAATGAGTTGGTAGTGTTGTTGGGTCTTACAGACGATGAACCATTACAGGAACTCATAGATTGCGGTGTGCTGTCGTTAAACCACAAAGGCGTGTACTATTCTGCTGACATGGTTAAACAGGCTGATATAAGCGAGAAAAGGCGCAATGCTGGCAAGAAAGGCGGTGATGCAATGAAACAACGGCTGACTGAAAATGACAAAGCACCGTTCACAGAGAAAGAAAACGATGTTGTGCCACCAACCCCAAAAGAACCGCCACCCAAGCATACACAGCAAGAACAGCCTTTGCTATTCTCCAACGATACAGGCAGCGAGGATGTACCGCCACCACTCACAGAAAAGCAAAAGCAACTGATTGAGAAAAAGAGAAAGTACCACTATGCCGAATGTGTTACACTTACCCGTGATGAATATGCCAAGCTCTGTGCGGAACACACGGAAGATGGCGCAAAGCGGATGATTGAAATGCTTGACAACTATAAAGGCTCAAAAGGCAAGCGGTACAAAAGTGATTACAAGGCTATCCTCAATTGGGTAGTGGATAAGTACAACGAAGAATATTTAAGATATGGAACTCAACGGCAAACCAATTCTATTGCCCCAAACACAGGAAGAGGCATTGAAAATAATACGAGATATGCAAGCGGAGCGTTACCACTTGACCAAACAGCGGTCGGAGGCTCTGATAGCACAACACAGGAGGGCTACTCTGAAAGGTTTTAGATATGACCTTACAGACCCTCACGAATACGCACAACACGTTAATCTGATTGTCAGCATTGGCAAGAACTATATGCTGCGTGAGTTTTCGGATTTCGTTGTTGATGAACACAACTCCAAGGTGTTGCGTTTCTTGACCTACTACTTTAACAACTGCATTTTGGCTGAAAACGTGTTCCCCGATGAAGATTACAAGCTCCACAAGAACATCTTGCTTGTCGGTGAACCCGGCACAGGCAAGACCATGATAATGCAAATCTTTTCGGACTACCTTAGAGCGACCAATAACGAGAACTATTTTCGCAATATCAGCATGACCCAACTAATGAACTACCACAAGGTATATGGGCATATTGACAAGTACACATACAATGAGCAGAAAGGCGCAAGCACACAAGAGGCTTATGATGGTGTTGCTCCATTCGGAGTGTGCCTTAACGACTTGGGACTGGCTACCGAAAAACAAAAGAGTTTTGGAACGCTGCTAACACAGATAACCGATGAATTTCTGTTTGCTCGCTACGAGATATACCAACAGTACGGCAAACGCTATCACATAACAAGCAATTTGACGGTGCGAGAACTGAAAGAACGCTTTGAGAAACGACTGATTGACCGTTTCAAAAGTTTCAACGTGATAGAGTTGCACGGTGGAAGTAGGCGCAAGTAGCGTTTTTTATTTACTTACTAAGTGTGTTTGATGAACAATGTTAGAACAGACGGAACATAAATTCAATTACAATTGGACGCTGAAAAATGCCAATTTCACAAAAGATAAAGGCACGGTATTCAGTTGTTTTGCTTGTGGGGGGGTAGTTCTATGGGGTACAAATTAGCTGGCTTTGATGTGGTTGGATGCAACGAAATTGATAAGCGTGTTATGGACTTGTACGAGAAAAACCACCACCCACGATATGCCTTTCTTGAACCGATACAGACATTCAAGGAAAGAACTGCATTTCCTGATGCGTTGTACAACCTTGACATTCTGGACGGCTCGCCTCCTTGCTCCACATTCACAATAGCAATGGCAAGGACACGACAGGAAACATGGGGAAAGGAAAAGCGTTTCAGAGAGGGACAGACAGAGCAAGTGCTTGATACGCTATTCTTCGATTTCATAGATGTTGTACGCAAGTTGCGCCCAAAGGTTGTTATCGCTGAAAACGTGAAAGGATTGCTCCAAGGTGCTGCCAAGAAATACGTTCAACGTATTCACATGGAGTTTGAGGATGCGGGTTATACCTGTCAGCATTTCTTGCTTGATGCGCAATACATGGGTGTGCCACAGCACAGGGAACGTGTTTTCTTTGTATGCCTTAGAAACGACCTCATACAGTATGTACCGACCACACACACATTGTTTGACACATACCCTTTAATCAATCTGAATTTTGACGAAAAGCCTATAACGTGCGAGGATGCACACCTCACACTTGGCGACCCGATAACAACACCTTGCTACATTGACGAATACAAGCGGTTGAAGAATGGCGAGGAAACGAAATACCAACAATGCGCCTTGGTTGATAAGAATATGGTACACCCCACGATATTAGCCGGGTATCGGCAAAAAGCTTCGCCTATGCCAAGTTGGGGCATGAACTGGCTTTCAAACGAAAGTGTATGCAAGGTGTCCTCTTTCCCGACAGACTACGATTTTGGCAACCAAAAGCCATATTACGTTTGTGGAATGAGCGTACCGCCTGTAATGATTGCGCAAATCGCAAGTAGAGTTTACGAACAATGGTTATCCAAAATTAAAACAGCATGAAAAAGAATGTAATACTGATGTTGAACAGAGTGTTTCCCGTAAAGCACAAGAAAGAGGGAAAGCCTACGATGTTTGCAAACTTGCTCTACGCAAGCCACAAAATACATACCGTGCGTGTGGATGCAAGCGGATTGTGGGCAAAGCGGTGTGAGGAAGTGAACAGCGGAAAGAAAATACTTTCTGTGCGTGAATGGACGGAAAGACCTTACCGCTCGGAACAGCGAGAGTTGAAGAAGTTAAGCCAGATAGGATTGCAATACATAACTATGACATATTCGTCTGATGATGCGCTGCCTCAGTGCTGGATTGACAACAAGCGTGTGCCTGTTGAGGATGTGGCAAGCAATGACGGATTGAGTGTTGATGATTTCGTGGATTACTTCTTTGGCAAGTGCGGATGCAAGAGCAACGTGTTTGAGGGAGTGATAATCCACTTTACAGATTTCAGATACTGACTATGAGCGCAAATGTTTTTGATGCGGAAGATTTACGCAAGGCAAGGCGTGAGTTGCAAAAGTATAATGCTATGAGTAGAGAAGGATATAAAAATATACTCGGTGAAGAAATATGCAAGTTCTGTCCGTGGTGCAATGGCGATATAGACCATAGAGCGGATGGATTGTGCGAGGGTACTTGGTGCGATGATGCAATGGATAATTTCATTGAGGAAAACGAAGAATACTTTGATGATGAATGAGCCACTGGTACTGAAGAACTGCACTTGCTACAATTGCGATTGCATGGATGTGATGAAAGATATGCCAGACAACAGCGTTGATTTCATACTTTCTGATATACCCTACGACTTGGACTTGAACGGTGGCGGCTCACATGGTGATTTTTGCACACGAAAGCAAATTCAATCACGAAAGAACAGCTCCCTTTACTTCGTTTCGCAAGGTATTGACTACGACAAGGTATTTAGCGAGTTTGAGCGTATCTGTAAAGGCGTGAACATTTGCGTGTTTTGCTCCAACAAGCAAATCGGGCGAATAATGACATGGTGGGAAAACAAGGGATATGTGGCAACTTTGCTCGTATGGGATAAGCCAAACCCTATGCCGTTGGGGAATGGGTGCTACATCAACAATCTTGAATTTATAGTTTATGTCCGTTCAAAGGGTGTTACTTACAACAATCTCGGATATGAACTGCAAATGAAAACCTTTCACGACCAACCGCCACAGGCAAAGAACAGGCTACACGAAACGGAAAAGCCAATCAATCTGTTACGCCACCTGTTGATGTTGCACTCCAACGAGGGTGATGTGGTGTTTGATGCGTATGCTGGCAGTTTTTCAACAGCCATTGCGTGTTACAAGGAGAAACGCAAGTTTATAGGATGTGAGATATTGCCCAAATACTTTGAAAAGGCGATGAAACGGCTTGAATGGGAACAAAGAACGCAATATTTATTCTAATAAAAACAATCTTAATATGGAAGTGAACGCAACAAAGCGCACAGACCTGTTTCTGATAGACCCAAGAAACATTGTCGTAATGGAGGGTTTCAATGTGCGTAGAGATTTTGACTTGGAAGAACTCAAAGAACAGATAAAGGCAAATGGAGTGCTTAACCCTGTTACTGTTATCCCCTACAAAGAGGATGGCGTGGAGAAATACAAGCTGGTGGACGGTGAAAGACGATACCGTGCCACAATGCTTGCAATATCGGAGGGTGCAAACATTCCATTCATCAAGGCACTTAAAGCACTGAAAGGCGCAACAACCGAACAGCTCTACATTGAGCAGATGATGCGCAACGAGGGTAAGCGTTTCTCCGAATTGGAATGTGCCATAATGTTTAGGCGGTTCAAAGAAGAATTTGGCTACTCACAAGTTGAGATAGCCGAAAAGTTCAAGAAATCGCCCGCATTTATCAGCAAGTGCCTCTCGCTGTTGGACTTGCCCCAATACTTGCAAGACAAGATAGCCACTGGCGAGTTGTCGGCAATGGCAGCAAGAGAGATAAGCAACAGCTACACACATGAGAGCGACCAAGTGAGAGCAGCGAAAACAGCGTTGAGAACTGCAAAAGCCAATGGTCGTGCCACTGCCACCAACAAGGAAGTGCAAAGCTCCCTCAAGGAGGCGAAACAGGCAAAAGCCATTGCGGATGCGCTGCGTAATGTGTGGGCGTATTTGGACGGTGAAAAGATGATTGATGTTGATAAGCTCATTACGTTGCTTGACAGCACCAACAGCCTACATTCAGCAATGAAAGAATACAAAAAGACAAAACAAAATGAGAACAATTAAATCAATCCGTTTACCTCGTAAACTCAAAAAGGATGTAATCAAGGTTTGTGGTCGTGAAAACTACTACAAGATGATGTTTATGATGCGCCTACGCTACATTAAGACAGGCGAGTTTGTAACCAAAATCAAAAAGGGCAATGGCTAAGATTATTGGAAAGGCTTATATCGGCATAGACACAGGAACGCATACAGGCGTGGCAATATGGGGCGGTGGGCAGTTTCTCTTGCTTGAAACAATGGCTATCCACAAGGCAATGAAGATTGTGAATGAATACGTCCAATCGGGTATTGAAGTGGTTGTGCGTGTTGAAGACCCACGACAAAGAACTTGGTTCGGAACAGAGAGAATGAGCCGTGAGCAAGAGCGGAAGAAACTGCAAGGTGTCGGCTCTGTCAAACGTGATGCAAGTATATGGGATGATTACCTTTCAGACCTGTGCAAAGACAAGGCTAATATCAAGTATGAAATGGTTGCCCCTAAACGCAATGTAACCAAGCTGACAGGCGAGAGTTTCAAGGCAATAACAAAGTGGCAAGGTCGCACGAATGAACATAATCGTGATGCCGCAATGCTCGTATATGGTTTATAAGCAGATTTTTATTCAAATATGTGTTTATTAAACACAAATTTAGTATCTTTGCAAAGGGTATTCACCAAGTAAATTTACAACGATATGACAACGACAATATTAAGCATAGCAACGGCTTTAATCGTTCTGGCTGTCCTGTATTTGGGCGGTTGGGAATGGATAGGCTCAAAGGTAGTTCTTTTGCTGCCAAAAGCCACGCTCCAAAAGGGCGATAAGGCGGTTATATTCCTTAACGGCAGATACAACCGCACGGCTACAATCTCAAAGGTTGTGGCTGATAGCGTATATCTCTACGACAACAGAATAAAGCTACCGCTTGATTACAGAGGTCGTTTCTATGGTTGGGGTGTTGATACCAATGACGGCAGTAGGCTTGTTTTTCTGAAATACAGAAAGCACTACCGCCTTGTGCGCTTGGCTGAATACATACGCAAATGTTTCCGTGTGATTGAGGATGAGGCTAACCTTATCCCCGATTGCACGGATATTCCTACGGACAAAGAAGAAAGTGAGGTATCAGATGAAAAGTGAGCCTATGAAGTTCCGCAAGGTATCGGAATTGCATCCGTTGCCCGAAAACCCTCGCACAATCAATAAGGCTGACTTGGATAGGCTTGTTGATTCAATCCGTATCAATGGCTTTTGGGAACACAGACCGCTTGCCATTATTGAGCGTGAGGGCAAATTCATTGTCTTGTGCGGTAATCAGAGGTTGAAAGCTGCCAAGAAATGCAAGGTGGCAGAAGTGCCGACCGTGCTTTACAAGGATGTAACAGACGAAGAAGAGGCAGACCTCATTCTTAGGGACAACATCAATAATGGCGAATGGGACTACAACGCCTTGCAAGTGGAAACAACCTTTGCCGATGTGAACTTTGACTTTATAGGTTTGGATATTCCAAGCGAAGATGAAGAACCCAAGAAAGGAAAGGGCAAGAAAACTGCAAAGGTGGTGGAACAGGCAGACGAAAGCGAGGATAGCACCGACACAGAAGATGAAGAAAGCGACACTGACGATGAAGATAACGACAAGGAGGCTTTCTATCGTTCCATGTACAAGGATGTGCTGTATGAGAGCGACAACGAAATGGAAATACCTAACCTGTTGCTTGAAATGCAAGCTGGTAAAGTTGAGCTGCCACTTAGTCCGTGGGGTGCGAACAGCCGATTACGCAAGGATGTAGCGACCTATCATTTCTATGTAGATGATTATCGCTTTGAGGCTTTGTTCAAAGACCCCATAAAGATACTGACAAGCGGATGCAAGGCTATTGTTGAGCCTAATTGTAGTTGCCATGACCAAACCCCTATTGCTTGGGGTGTTCAACTTATATACAAAAAGCGGTGGCTTTCTCGCTATTTCCAAGAGTGCGGCATTAAGGTATATGCAGACCTCAATGTAAGCCACAAGTTTATTGAGTGCAACAAAATGGGCATCCCCAAGGGGTACAACGCTTTCTTTACCCGTGGGTTGGATGGCTGGATGGAAAGTTTGAAGTCTGACCTACAAGTTGCACAGGAAATAAGCGGATTGGAACGCCCTAACTTGGTGGTTTATGGTGGTGGTGAGGAAATCCAAGACTTTTGTCGAAAGCACGGATTACTCTACATTACCGATTTTATCAACGCTAAAAAGAAGTAGGCTATGGGTAGGAACAGCGGAGGTGTAACATCAAGCGGTAAGGGTGGAAGTTCTGGCGGGTCCAAAGGAGCAACAGAAAAGGGATATACTGCAAAAATGGTGAAGAACATTGTCGGCATGGAGCAGAAGTACAGACGCAACAAAGATGAAACATTGCACGTTTTCAACTCCAAGGGCGATATTGTTTCTTCAATAGGTGGTAAGGGCGCACAAGTGCGGTTCGACCCTAAGAAGATACTCGCAAATAGTATATTGACCCACAATCACCCTCGCTCACTTGGCACAAATGGCATTAGGCGCATAGGTAACTCGTTTTCAAGCGATGATATAATGTCTGCCATTAAGGTAAATGCAAAAGAAATGAGAGCCGTAACCCCGACATACACGTTTTCTGTAAAAAGACCAAAGGGCGGTTGGGGTGTATCAGCAGATGTTGCGTCAAAGGCTTTTGCGGATGCGAACAGAACGGTATCTAAACAGGGGCATAGTTATCTAACCAAAACAGGGTGGAATGAAAGCAACATAGCAAGAGCAGAAGTTACACATTTCCACAAGGTTATGAAAATACTTGCCAAGAAATACGGATGGGATTATAGTAAAAAGAACAACTAAATATATAACTTTGCAATATGGAAGATAAAATAAAGCAAGTGTTGGAAGAAAACGGTTTGACCGAAAGCCAACTTACAAAAGAAGAACTTGAAAAACTCAAAGAGGAAATCAAGGCAAAGGAACAGGGATTGGTGGTGCTTGATAGCGTACTTGACAACCCCTCATTGTTTTATCGTCAAAAGTAAACAACTATGGGAAGAAATAGTGCTGGCGTTAAGGCTGGAACCAATGACGGAGGTGGACAATACAAGGGCAAAATAAGCCGTGTTGGTTCACTCGTTGAAATGAAAGACAAAGCTATGTACAAAGCGACAAAAGAGGCTATATCTCGTTATCATGCTGTTATGGGTGTGCGTCAAAGAAACGTGAAGTTAGCCGATTTGGGCGGTTCTGCCTATGGTGTTCACGTTACAAGGGGCGGCAAGTCCGAGGCTGTGTACTTGGATAGAAAGCATTTCGACACAGGCGCAAAGAATGTATCAAGGGAACACTCCAAGAATTACAAAAGCGGTTGGAGTACGACCACAAACAAGCCTGTTGCTCATACGGTAACACATGAACTTGCACACGCTACATGGAACGCCCACATGACAGGCGCAAACCAAAAGGCAGCAGGTAAGGAAGTAAACGCCCTATACAAGAAATGGAGTCGTGACAAGAAAAAGAAAGGCTATGGCAAGTATGCCACAACCAATGTAAGCGAGTTCTGGGCAGAAACCGTAACCAAGGCAGTACATGGCAAGTCCGACAAATACACAAAGGCGGTTAAGGCTATCGCCAAGAAATACAAGCTATAAAAGAACGACCAACTTAATAAAACAGTATAACGATGAATAAGATTGAACTTTCCGCTGAAGAGATTAAGGTAATCAATCAGCAACTGAATGGTGAGATTGAGGTGTGGAACGCTACCGATGAACAGCAAAAGTTACTCACAGGTGTAATTGACAAAGCCGAGGCACTCATGGAAGAACTGGATGCCTATGACGATTTGGATAATTACATGGAGGGTGGCTTGGTCGCTTGGTTCTACGATAAGTATAAAGCACAAGAGGAACAGGCATAAAAGCCGATTTACCAAGTGAAGAAGTCGGGCGGTGTTTTTCGCTGTCCGATTTTTTGCAGCTATTAGGTGTGTTTAATGAACACACTGTAAAAAGAAATCAACGAATTTACAACGAATGGCACTATTTGAGAAAGGAAATAAAAAGGGCAACCGCTTTACATCCGAGAACCAACCCAAGAAAAGGGGTCGGGGCAATCTTTCTGTGCTTAAATACATTCAATCCACAACAGGCAAAAAGGTAAATCCACAAAGCAGCAAAGAAGAAATACTCAAAGTCATACAGCACCTTTATGAGAGTTCAACAGCAGAACTTGAACCGCTACTGAAAGACCCCAAAAATCCGAGCAAGCCAAACAAGGACACGCCCATTTGGGTATTGAACATCATTTCGGCAATAAATTCAGATATTCGGTACGGTCGCACATCCACGGTTGAAATGCTTTTTGACCGTGTGTTTGGCAAGGCTACCCAAAACATAGAGGGCGAGATAAACGCCAATGTGTCTAACAACTTGGATTTGTCGGCTCTGTCCGATGATGAACTGATAACATATAACACGCTACTTGACAAGATAAGGAACAGCGCAAAGAATGGCAAGGAACAATAAAGACATATCAATGCCAATAGCTCTTGCAGTCAAAACGGAGCTTTTCCGCCGTGGTCGTTTCGATTTTATAACGTGCCGTGACGGAAAGAACCACGACAAGCAACAGCAAGCCTTAACCATACTTACAGACAGCGAACACGTTGAAATTCTGTATGGTGGTGCTGCTGGTGGTGCAAAGTCGTGGACGGGTGCCGTGTGGTTGCTCTTTATGTGTCTTGCCTATCCGGGTACAAAATGGTTTATTGGTCGTGCCGAGTTGAAGCGTATCACGCAATCAACTTACATCACATTCAAGCGAGTTTGCACGATGTATGGAGTGCCAGAGGACTTGTGGAGTTTCAACGGACAGTTGAACTACATTCAGTTTTACAATGGCTCACGCATTGATTTTCTTGACTTGCAATATAAGCCGTCTGACCCATTATATGAACGCTACGGCTCTATTGAGTTCACAGGCGGTTGGATTGAAGAGGGCGGTGAGGTGAACTTTGGAGCGTATGACACGCTGAAAACTCGTATCGGTCGCTGCCTTAATGAAGAATACGGACTAAAGCGAAAGCTATTCATCACCTGTAACCCCAAGAAAAATTGGATGTACGATATTTTCTACAAGCCATACAAGGCAAATCAGCTTGCAGAATACCGCTACTACATTGCTTGCTTGGTACAGGAAAACCCATTCATTGACCCCGACTATATAGAGGGATTGAAAACGACATCCGACAAGGTTAAGTTTGCCCGTCTGTTTCTTGGAGATTGGGAGTATGACGATAACCCCAACGCCCTTTGTTCACATGATGATATATGCGCCATATTCGGTAACAAGTTAGCCATACGGACAGGCAAGCACTACATAACGGGCGATATTGCCCGATTTGGTGCTGACTACGCACGTTTGTCTGTGTGGGATGGATATTTCATCATTGAAAAGATTTGCTTTCCTACAAGCAAGCTGACGGACATTCAGACATGGATAAACGCCAAGCAAAAGAAATACCGCATACCAAACCACAGGTGCATTGTAGATGAGGACGGTGTGGGCGGTGGCGTGGTGGACTTCTGCGACATCAACGGCTTTGTGAACAACTCCACACCGATGCAAGGCGAGAACTACCAAAACTTACAGACACAATGCGGTTATAAACTTGCCGAACACATCAACGCAAATGAAATAGGCATAGATGCGGACATTGTTAGCCAAGTGGAAAGGGAGCAGATAATCAGAGAGCTTGAACAACTGCAAACGTGGAAAGCGGACAGTGACGGCAAACTGAAACTCAAACCCAAGGAAGAAATAAAGGTTGAAATCGGTTGTTCTCCCGACTGGCGAGATATGCTTTTGATGCGCTGTTGGTTTGATTACAATGAAGTGGATATACCCGATAACATAGAAAGGATTTTAGGTTTAACATAACAATATCATACAATGGGCATAATTCAGACTATCACAAACGAGTTAAAGGCGGCTATTGGTTATCAGCAAAGTTTCAATGAACTTCTAACCGCTGGCGATGTAACAAGGGCGGTTGCTATGCTTAGTAGCCGTTCAGAGGTGGCGAGCCGTAATCTGTTGGAGTACGAGGTGAGCACTCACAAGGTAATGGAGCGCAAGGACAGGGCTGTGTTCGACAAAAAGGGCGATTTCCTACGATGGAGCAAGCGCAACAAAATTCCTATCCCCTACCAGAAATTCATCAATGAGATTGCCCTCGTGTTCCTGTATGGCAGACCTGTAAAATGGTCGCAACTTTCAGAGAACACCGACAACGCATTTGACTTTTATCAAGAGCTGATGCGCCAAACACGCTTTGACAGTGCCGTGCGTGAAGCCAAGAGAGCAGCGGGCGCAGAGGGGTGTGCTGTCATTCTCTACCACGTTTATAGGGATGCAGACAACACACCACGGCTTTTGCTGAATGTGTTGAGCAAAAAAAACAATGATGATTTATACACGCTCAAAGACCAATACGGACGGCTCAAAGCCTTTGCTTGGGGTTACTACCTCACAGAGCAAGGCAACAGAACCATTCACCACATAGATGTATATACGGCAGATACAATCTATCTGTGCAAGCGTGGTAATGTCGGTTGGGAAGTTCAGAGAATGGCGAACCCAATAGGCAAGATACCTGTGTTGCTGTTTGAGCAAGAGCCAGAACACGCAGATGTACAGCCGATGATTGAGCGTGAGGAAACAATGGAAAGCGTGGATGCAGATGTAAACGACCGCTTCGCCAATCCCGCAATGGTGGCAACCGCAGAAATCCTCAACTCATTGCCCAAGTCAGAGGAAGAGGCAAAACTCTTTATCCTCAAAAATGGCGGTGAAGTGCGTTACCTCACATGGGACCAGGCAAGCGAGAGCAAAAAAAATCAGTTTGAGCGGTTGGATAAGCATATCCTTTCCAAGTCGTTCACTCCAAACATTGACTTTGACAACATGAAAAGCCTCGGCAACCTGTCGGCAAAGGCTATCCGAAAGGTGATGTTGCTTGCAGTCATAAAGGCAGAGCGACACAAGGAAAAGCACGATGGGTATATGAACCGACACGCCTCCTTGATGAAAGCCATAATGGGCAACGTGCTTGACTACCGACACAAGGCTGAATATGATGCACTTGAATTGGGGCATGAGTTTCAAGAGCCTTTCGGTGATGATGTCAGTGAAATGCTTGCCGACCTTTCCAAGCAGTACAACGATGGGGCATTGAGCCTTGAAAGCTATGTTGAAAAGTCCTACCTTGTAAAGGACAGCAAGGCAGAAATGGAGCGTATCAAGACAGAGCAAGCCGAAAGACTTGCACAGCAAATGGAGTTAAACAAAATGGACGTGTTCGGGGAGGCTGAATAATGGAAGTAAAGAAAAATACAACATAGGTGATGAAGTGTGGACTATGCTTAACAATAGACCGCATTGTTTCCGTATCGCTGGCATTGAGGTGTTCCGTAACTCATTGCGTACATTCGTGCGTAACGTGGAGCATACCAACACAGGCACACGCAATAACCCACAGCACTTGTATTTCTTGGATAGTGCGTGTTTCCCAACGAAAGAAGAACTGATTAAAAATTTATTCAATGGCTAAGAAAACGAAATCGCCCAAGGAATTAGGGTTGTCGTGCAAGGATTGCAAACACTCATACGACCCACACAGCAAGGCACTTGACGGACACATGATTTTGTGCCGTTGCAAGTTCTTTCAATACTCCAAGTTTCTTGAAAGGGACATTTGCGAGAAATTCAGCAAGAAGTAAAGACCAATGGCAAAGATAGACTATAAGAAAGCGCAAGCCGAGTTGTTCAAGCGCACAGAGGGGTATGCTGCCAACGTAAGGGCGGTGTATCGTGATGTGATGATGCAGATTATTAACTTGGTGAAGAATACAGATTTGGAGAGCGGAAAGCCGTTCTCCTTTGCTGATTATGGGTATAGCGAGCAAGTAACGCCCATGTTGCGCAATATGTATAGCCGTATCTATCAGACCATACGCAAGGGAGTAGAAAGGGAATGGCTCAAATCAAACGAGCATACAGACGAACTTGTTAAAGCAGTGTTTGGTGAAAGTGCGATTGAAAACCAATTCTTCGCAAAATACTTTCAGCACAACCAAGAGGCAATGAACGCCTTTTTTTCAAGAAAGACTGGCGCAAGCGGATTGAACCTTTCTCAAAGGGTATGGCGATACACGGGAGCCTACAAAAAAGAGTTGGAGAATACGCTTGACTTGGCTATTGGCGAGGGTACGGCTGCAAATCGCTTGGCTACCACCATTCAGAAGTATTTGAATGACCCCGATAGATGGTACAGGCGTTTCCGTGTAAAGGTGGGCGAAGATGAAAACGGTAATCCTGTATATGGGCGAGTGTGGAAACGTAGGATATACGACAAAGAAAGTCAGTCTTACAAATGGATTGATGATAACCCCAAGGACTACCACCCCGGACGAGGCGTTTACCGTTCCTCATACAGAAATGCCCAAAGGCTTGCAAGGACTGAAACCAATATCGCCTACCGCACGGCAGAATATGACAGATGGCAAGATATGCCCTTTGTCATAGGCATTGAAATCAAGTTGAGCAACAACCACCCTGTCCCCGACATTTGCGATGATTTGAAAGGTATCTATCCCAAGACAATAAAGTGGACTGGCTGGCACCCGAATTGCCGTTGCTACCAAGTGCCTGTGCTTGCCACACATGGCGAGGTTGAAAAGATGATTGACTACATCCTTGATGGCAAAAGTCCTAACAGCGTAGAGTGTGCCGATGAAGTAACCGACATTCCAAAACATTTTGTCAGATGGGCAAGGGACAATGCGGAACGTATGGAGAAAGCAAAGGGTGCTGGAACACTGCCATATTTCTACAAGGACAATGAACAACGGATAAGGGACGCACTCAATGGCAAACGACAAGTAAGGAAACCGCTATCACAAGAAGCAAAGGACAGGCGCAAGGCAATACAACAAATAGCTTTTCAGAGCTTGAAAGGAAAATACATTGCTTTGCCACAAATAGGACAGACAGCCACAATTTCAAATGCCAAGGTGAAAGAATGGCTCAATCAACCTTTCGATGATGCAGAGGCAAAGAATGAGGCTTTGTTAGAGATTGAAAGCCTTATGCAGAACGCAACATATAAAGGCTTTGTTACCGATAAGCACGACCCGAACGCAAAAGCGCACATCTTTGAGGTAGTGATAAACGGCAAAAAGGCTTGGGTTGTCGTTAGGGAGGTTTACAACGAGGGTTTTAAGATACACTCAATAATGGACTCCGACAAACTAAGCAAAATGGCAAAATAAAAAGAATAAGCCCCTCCAAGCAGCAACCTATTGAACTACAATCAATAGCCTTACTCGGATTGGCTTATTCTTTTATATGTGCAAAGATACAACAATTATCTGAAAGAAAAACATTTTGATGTATTATTTCATCAACTTTCATTATCTGTTGCTTTCTTTCCCCTGTTGGTTTGCTTGGAGTGAAGAACACCAAGCCTTATTGTTGCAGTCTTGGTTTTATATTCTCCATTCTTCGCTAACACATTCCACAATGATGTGTGAGCAATGCCGACCACATCAACAGGCAGAATGTCGTATATTGCCGTTATGCTGCCAAAATACCAATGGTGCTTATCCTTGTACGGCTCATTCAGTTCAACGTGAATAACCTTTCTTTGCTGTTTCATGCGCTTTCTTGTTTTTGTGTGCAAAGGTACTCATTTTGAACTAAAAAGCGATACGGAACGGCTTGCCCTTTAATGTCGGACGCTTTGACAGAACGAGTTTAACAAGTTCGTCAATCTCTATTGGGAACAATGGGCAATACTTGTATCTAAGCGTACAGATGAAACGCCCATTGAGCATTACATCAAAGATTAGTGTTTTCATTCCTCAACTTTTTTATAATCCAAGCACCCCTCTTTCATTGTCGGCATGATACGGAAACCGTTATTTTCCGCATCCTCTACAAGTTCTTCTGACGCATGGAATGAGTTAAACATTTTGGCATTGTTGTACTTCAAGCAGATGTTTATCTGGATGTCCTTTTGGTACTGATATTCGTGACCTGTCATAGGGTGCATCCCTTCCCTTGTAATGGTCGTGAATTTGTCCGTATGCTGATACCATTTACAGGAATAGCAAGCAGCAAGGTTATTTGGTGCTTTGCTACAAAACTTTTCCTCATGTGCTGTGCAACCTCTTTCTGTGAGTAGTACCTTGCCACAGAATGAACAGCGAAATGCAGTTACTTTCTTCATGTGTGTTTTCTTAATAATTCAACAATACGAAACACTAAGTAAACTATCAGCAAGGCACATATAAATGCGCCCGCTGTGCTTGTGATAGTTATTGTTACATACATTGCTCGCCTCCTTTCGGTTTTATGTCTGCTAAATCAAGCCATTCCACACCATGCTTGAAAGCGTTGGCATAATCCCGCTTTTCATTCCAAGTCTGGTTTTTGTGAGTGTGCATGAAAGCAGCCTCTTCTATTTTCTTTTCGTCTATCATTTGTTTTATCCTTTCCTATGATTATTTATAACCATTACCTGTTGCTTAAATGCGTTTGTCGCAATATATGATTGCTTTAACAAGTTTGGATTATCGTATATATTACCTATCACTTCAATTGGCACGAATGGGGTAAGGTTGGCAAGTCCTGTCTTTGTCTGGATGCAACGTGCCAAGAAAGCCGAATGTGCTTTGCTCCATTCCACAATGTAGGTGTATTTCTTGTTTCCGTCCAAGCGTACCACATCGCCCTCGTACACTTCCGCTTTGAATATGTCGTGCAAGCCTACTGACTGGCATATAAAGCGAACCTCAATAGCCTTTGCCTCGTACACGCCATTACCCATGAATTTAGGTGTTGGGTCGGCAAAGATGAACGTGTTGCCAGCCACCGAAAAACAACCGCCACCATATACCCAATTTGTAGGGATATTCCCTTTACCTGTGGCTTTGCCACGAAATCTAATTGTTCTTTGCATAGTTCTAACCTTTCAGTCTGTTTAAGAATGATACATGATACTTGTGATTGATGTACTCGTACTTAAATTCAAGCATATCATCATCTGACATATCGCCTATGTCGTTAATTACGATTGTGGGAAAATCGTATGTGTCACTAAATCCGTTGTCGTAGAAATGGCTGTTTAGCACACTTTGATGTTGAACATCCGCATCACAGAAGAAGAAATCAAGGCTTGCTCTGATATGGTCGTTGAGCCATTCTTGGTTTATCTGTGGGTCTATATCCACAAGCTCATAAAAGAGCCTTGCCTTTGCAGTCATTACCGCCTTGGCTCGCTTTATTTCTTCGTCAATCTGCCTTTCCAGCAACTTGCTTGAGGCGAGTGCTGCGCTACTCCGAGTTTTGAAGTATTCACGTTGTACAGCTCGCATTTGGCTTACCTTGTGAAAGAATGTCTTTTTATCCATTATCATGTTTTTTAAGTTCGTTAATGAGTGCATCCGCAAACTTGACAGACCATATACAAACATCTTGCATACTTGGGTTGGGGTCTATACCCTCAACAACAGGCGAGGCAAGTCGTCCGACCATAGCAGCCTTGGCTATCTCGTATCTGCGTTGCTCCCAATCAATCTGCTTTGGTTTATCTGTTGCAATAATGCCGTTGCGCTTTTCTCTTGTCTGTTTTGCCACACATTCCTTGCACCGTCCTTTGTAGGACTTGGAGAAAGCGGACAGGGGCAAATTCTGTCCGCACACCTCACACTTTTTTGTTTCCATATCCTTACATTTCGATTGTCCCTATTTCTTTTGCGCCACGCAACAGCACAACACCGTAGATTGTTTCACCAAGTGTATTGTCTTTCACTGGCTCAATGTCGCTGTCTGTTACAGGCTTTCCATTGCGCAATATCTGTCCCCACAGCCGACTTGTGGGGCAAGCTGTTTTGTTGTCGGCTTGTGAGGGCAAGTTCGTGAAGAACTCCTGTATTGCCTCTTTCATTGCATTGTACACCATACCCTCCGTTAGTGTGATTGTTGTTGTAAGTTCCATGTCTCAATCTGTTAAGTGATAAAAGTATGCTGCTTGCTCGCCTTGCAAGTTATCCAAGGCATAATCATTCGCTTTGCGCCAAAGCTCATTGTAAAGCGAGGCGACCTCATTTTGTTCTTCTGTGCCTTTCTCTACATAGTGGTGAAATATCTTGTGGTTCAACACAAGCACAAGCTCTGTGAGGTACTTGTAATCACCTTTCCACGCATCGAAAGCACGGTTGAATGTGTCTTGAATGGCTTGCAAACCGTAATTGTCGGCAATGGAGAAATCCATCCAAAAGGTTGTTATTGGCTTGTAGCCTGTTTCTTCCTCAATATCCCATTTGGGTATTTTGATTGTTGTTGTTCCCATATCGTATGTTTTATAAGTTGTTACCATGTTTCAATAGGCTTTGGATATTCACGCTTTTCAACAATCGTTTTAGCCTTGTTTAAGGCTCTGGCGAAAGTCTTGTAATACCCAAACACCCATTGCTCGTTATCGTGTCCGCTTGGGTCGTTTATATACACCATGTACTTGTTTTCAGTCAGTTGGTCTATGCAAACAAACTCATAGTTGTTTATATAGACCGTACCCGAAAAGTAGTGTGCCTCTTCGTTGTCACTTTGGTGTGTCGTTACACTTTGCATCCCCTTGAAGTGCTTGGAAAACTCCATGCACTTAGGGGTATAGTTTGAAATTGCCATATCACTTTGCTTTTGCTGCGTCAATGGTTTGCTGCCAGTATGCAGTCCATTTCTGCATTGTTGCTATATCGAAATCGTCAATGTCATAAACCGTGGATGTGCGTAATGCACTACCCTGTTGAAAGTGTCTGTTTCCAAGCACAGCAGCAACGATATTCAGCATTGCTTGCATTTCTTCAATTGTATATTCCATAACCATTTATTTTTTATTCAAACATTCCTTAACTGCGTATTGGTCTTTGAGCAAGCATTGTGTGGCAGTGTAACCACCTTTGCCATCGCCAAGTACAATGAAGTAATCAACAACAGCATTCCAACGACCACGGAAAATGCCAGAAGCCTTGACAGGGGCAATAAAACTGTCATTTGTGGATTCACTCACCAAAGCACTACTATACTTGCAAATTTCCTCACCTGTGTATTTATTGATAATTGTAATCATGTCGTATGTTGTTTTGTTTGCCCCACTGGTTAGGTGGGGCATTACCTTTGTTATGCTATCTCCAAATAATTCAATCCGAATGTGTCCGAACACTCAACGAACTTTCCGAAACGGTCTTTGTGTATTGCTATGCCCTTTAACCATTGCATCACTTGGTAAGAGCCGCATTTGAGAACCTTTGCTATCTCCCAAGTCGTTTTGTCAAGTGCCATGAAATCATTTTCTTTCTGTGCCTTTGCTCCAAAGTAAACAAGCAATGCACGGATTGCGTTGTTCCTTGCTTGCGCCCATGAGCCGTAAAGAAGTGTCATTTGTATTTCTTCGCAAATCTCTGTGCGCTCCTTGTTGATAGCCTCGGCTATGTCGTTCAAGTATTCGCTTTCATCCTCTGTGAGGTTGAATTTCTTAACCATTGCCTTTATGTCCTTTGCGTATATTGCTTTCATAATCGTTATGTTTTTACTTGTTTATTATCTGTGTTTCTTAAACACATTGCAAAGATAGTGTGTTTTATTAAATACACCAAATGTTTTGCAAGAAATTTTATAGAAAAATTCACCAAGTGAACAAAAAGACCACAAGTAAGCCAAATTTACCAAGTAAAATTTATCTGTGTTGATTGAACACATTATTAAATAAATTGCTTACCTTTGCAAAAGTAGAATGTAAACAACTCCAAATAAGGGGTATAAATCCATAAAAATATGAACAAAGAACTTTTTGCAAAGGTCAAAGACAAGTGCAAAGACATGGGACTATCGGAGAAGTGTCTGACAGCGATAACCGAGGCTATGGGTGGCAGCGTGGCAGATGATTCGACCGATACGGACGCAATCGAAAGCACCGCAAACCTAATAGTGTCGGTGGCAACAACTACCCAGAGCGAGGCTACAAGGTGGGCGAACAAGGCAAAGGGAACACCGAAATCAAAGACTACCAAAAAGGACGGTGAGGAGGGCAATGGTGATGATACAGACCCCAACAACACCGACCCGAACAAAGGCGGTAATGGTGGCGGTAACGGCAATCCAACAGAAAGCGAGGCTATCAAGAAACTGCAAGAACAGATTGATGCGCTCAAAGCGGAAAAGAACAAAGGCGAAAGAACCGCCACAATCAATGCCGCTTTTGAAAAGCACAACATCCCCGCATTTCTTCGTGAAAGGCTTGCTAAGTCCATTTCTGACGATGAAGATGTGGAGGAGGCTGTGTCGGCTCTCAAACAGGATTGTATAACCAATGGTCTTATGTCTGACAGTGCAGAGGGTGCAAAGGCAGCAAGCGAAAAGCAAGTTGATGAAGCCGCTGACGCATTGCTGGAGTCTATAACCGCAAAATAACAACAAAGATGAAACGCAAGACAGCTTCATTTACGGGTATGCGCCCTATCTTTACAGGTAGCCCGTCTATCGTACAGGGTGGCTTTAATCTTGATGTGGACGGTCAGAAGTTCCGTGTGGGTGATGTGATACCCGCTGGAACTCTCGCCATTTTCAACGAAACCACAAGAAAGGTGCAAGTAATCAAGACTGCAAAAGTCGTGGAGATTGACACAGAGAACACAAAGAAAGTTACACTCTACGTTGATGAGTTTTTCGCTCCTTGTTTCGCTGTTGGTGACAGTGTGCTTAAAGCTGGTGCTATCAGTGGCACACTTGCATCCGCTCCGACTATCACAGCCATTGACAACGGCAAATGCCTTAACAACACAGGCAACGTGTATGTAGTTACACTTAGTGCCGCTATTAGCGGTTTGAAAGCTGGTGATGTACTTGTTGAGGTCGTGGCAGACGGCAGCAAAAATGCCGTTGAGCGTGGCAAGGCTAACTCTGTATTATTCAAAGAATACGAGGTAGGCGAGTTTGAAACAGGTGTTGATGTGTCGGCAGACACAATGCAATATGCATTGTATGAAAGGCGAGTGCCTCCCATTCCGACCTCACAGAAAGACAGCACGGGAATGTTCCTGTCTGCCAATCCTCACGTTAAACTCACGCAGTCGTACTAATCGTTTATTCACTAAAAAGGTAAAATTACAATGAAATCCATTTTTACAACATTCACTGGTTTGCACAAGAACGGTGCGCCATTGGATTTATTGGCAACATGGAGAAAGACCTTTGACAAAGCCTCTGAAAAGGAAGTATCGCTTTTTCAGAAGATGTACTCCGATGGTTGGTTTACCTACAACACGCCTCAGATGTCATTGACAGCCGAGGCTATCGTGGGCAAGTACAACATTCGTTTCATGGCTACTCTGTTAGCTGACGAATCGCCCTCACCATTGCGCAGAACTGACGGCTTTGATGTATGGACTAAGGAAATTCCCCGTGTCGGTCACAAGTTCGTTATGTTTGCCCGTGACTATCGCAAGTTACAGGAAGTGTACGAGAACCCTCGCCTCAAGGAGGCTGACAAGGTAAAGCAGATTGAAAAGACCCTTACACACGACATTCAAGACGCATATCTTGGTTGCAAGGATGTAATGGACTTTATCTGCCTTATGGCTTTCTCCAATTGGGGTGTGGCACAGTTCAAGCCAGAAATCAACAATCCGGGCGGTCGCTCATACGAGGTTGATTACAGCATGGACGAGCAGAACAAGTTGGTGAGCGTGTGCAACTGGACTACTGCAAACACCAAGGCTGGCAAGCTCATTCCTATTCTGTGGCTTTCTGCCCTTTGCTCTGATTTGCGTGACCGTGGCATTGAGCCGGGCGAAATCCTCATGTCACAGGAGCTTTACACTTGGTTGCGCATGGATGCAACCACACGTTTGCTTGCTCATGGCACGGACAAACAGGCACAGGTCGTAACTTCGTCTGAACTTTCCGCATTGCTCACTGAAAACGAGATACCGCCTATCACGGTTATCAAGCGTAAGATGGGTGTGGATAAGGACGGCAAGCGCAACACGATACAGCCGTGGAACTCTAACTTTATCGCAATCAAACCTGCTGGTGTCATTGGCGAGATACAACCCGCCATTGAAGATAGTGAGCTTATCGAAGAGGACAACGTGGACTACATCAATGCTGGCAATGGTATTCGCATTTCCAAGTGGCGCACGGGTGCATCTACGGGACAGACCGCTGGCGAGTACACAGAGGGCGCAGCCCGTCTGTTGCCACTCATTACAGAGATGGGACAGATTGTATGCGCACAGGTGCGTGGATTTGATGAGAAAGAGGTAAAAGCCGATGCAAACGATGTTGTGCCTTACTATATCACCAAGTCAGCATACGATGCAAACTCTACCCTTGTTTCACTCTAAACCTTTCGTGTATGGAACTGAAAGTTATCAAACCATTTCACGGCAAGGTGGAAGACAAGGTTATGGACAAAGGCGAATTGATACACTCTGCTGATGTGGAGCGTATCAACGCCCTTGTTGGCGGTGGCTTTTGCGCCATTGTTTCCCTGTTAGATGCGCCTAACGAGAATGACAACAACGCTAATGATGATAATGCACCCAAAGATGATGCAAACATTACAAAAGGCTCTGTTGTATTCAATGGCACTGCCTATCAGCTTGAAACGCTGAAAGAGGGTCTTACACTTATCGGTGTAAGCCTTGCATCCAACGTGAAAGAACGTGGTGTTGCAAACGCTCTCGGCAAGCTGACAGAGGAACAGGCACAAAAACTTGCCGAATACCTTAACGAGAATGACAACAACATAACAGAGTAACAGTATATGGAACTAACGAAATTCCAAGCACTGACCGCTGAAATTGAGCCTTATGTGCCAAGCAAGCTGTCTATGGTGAAAGCCTTATCCGATGTTGGAGTAAGCGACACAGAAACGCCCTACGACCCCACAACGGATAAAAGGATTGTCGCACAAGCAGCCGTAAAGGTGTTATCCCAAATGGTTGTGCTTAGTAGCGATAGCCTCGGAAAATCCTCACAAGGCTACAACGTGGATATGTTGCGAAAGCGCATCAAGGCTATTTGCAGTGAGAACGGTTTGGACTTGGAGAATTTCGATGAAGTGCCAACAATTACTGACGGCTCTAATCTGTGGTAACTATGAGAATAAACGGAACTTTTGAATACAAGCCGATTGGGAACGTGCAGACAGACCCGACAACAGGCTTTGTTGTCAGTGCTGACGATACACCCTTTTTGAAAGGCTGTGAATGTCAGATTGACAAATCAATCCCCGCAAAGCAAGTCGTTGGCACGGACGGACAGACATACGCCTACAACTATGATGTGTTTATCCCTAAATACTTCAATGGTGAGTTGGCTATCGGATGCACCGTGCGAGTAACAAGCGAAAGCGGAACGATTGACGAATTTTCCGTGTTGGGCATTGATGATATGAACCGCAAATATATTGAGATATGGGGATAACTCCGATGTTTGGTGATGATGCAATAGGCGCACAAGTCCGAAAGTTCCAAGAACGATTGGAGCAAGCAGCCTTATTCCTGTTGAAAGACTTGGGGGAAGAACTCACCAAGTATGCCAAGGATAAGCATAATTACACAGACAGAACAGGCAACCTCACCAATTCAATAGGCTACGCAATAGTGCGAGGTAGTGATATAGTTTTCTTTGGTGGTGCAGTCCAACAGGGAGAGGGCGCAGACAATGCGCTAAAGGTAGCTATGAAAATGGCAGAAAACCTTACAAACTCTTTCACACTTATCATTGTGGCTGGTATGAACTATGCCGCCTATGTCGAAGCGAGAGGTTACAATGTCATTCTGCCCGCAGAACTCAAAGCGAGAACAGACTTTCCAAAAGCGATGCAAATGCTCATGGATAAAGCGAAAAGAAAAGCAGATGAACTATTTGGCAATGTATTATGATAACGACAGAAGAAATTGCAATAAGGGTGCGCCAAATGCTGATTGACGGCATGGAGATAAACACCGACTATGCAGAAAATCCCGACTACCAAAGAAAGGACTACTCCAAGGAGGGCATTATTATAGTGCCAAGGTCTATTGATGGCGAGGGGTCTGTGCGTAATGGTAGTATCAATGTCAATATTCATGTGCCAGACATTCCGCAAGGCGTAGGATGTGGCAAGGCTCTTTTCCATACCAATTTTGCAAGGCTCATAGAATTGCGCAAAAAGGCAATGGAGATACTGCAAAACCATTATGAGCATGGTTGCGGTTACAATTGGGTGATTGGTCTTATCAATCCGCCTATGCAAGAGCCAAACCACAATGAGCATTTTGTATCGTTTTCATTGGATATTGTTGTTAGAGAAAAGAAGTCGAACAATTAAATTTAATAAGTTATGCCAATACTTTCTACAATGGGGTTAAAGAAAATATATATTGCCCCAGCAGGAACAACAGCAGGTGTCATGCCCGCAAAAGGCAACACTTGGCTTGATTTGGGCGATGTGTACCAAAACACTTGTACGTTGAAAGACGATGATGTGGAAACCACGGAACACAAGTCTGAAACCTCAAACAAGGTGATTACCCTTATGGGCGATTATGTCACGACTGTTGAACTTACGCTTATGGACCCGGACTTAGACTTGATGGCACGCTATTTCGGTGGTACGGTGTCGGGTACAAAGCCAAAGCGTAAATGGTTACGTCCACGCAAGCCAGCTTACAAGGAATGGGCAATATGGCTTCAGCCAGAGGAGGGATTGTTCGTTGGTTGCCCCAACGTGTGCATCACTCCGACATTTGAGATTACCTATTCATCAAAGGGTATCTGCCTTGTGCCGATGAAAATCAAGTTCCAAGACCAGCTCACGGTTGATGAGGAAATGACAGACCCGACAAAGGCAAGCTAACACGACAAAACAACTTACCAATTCAAGCCTCCTTTCCCTAAAATGGTTAGGGGGCTTGTTTACTTTTACAAGCTATGGCAGATAATCAAGAACAGAAAGAACTTACAAGAGAACAGCGTTTAGAGATAGAAGAAAACGCATTGCAAGCCTTGCTACAAATGGGTTGCAAGTTTTCCGTGCCATTGAAAATTTACCCAGTAAAACCCTCCAAGTGGTTCAATCTCCGAAAACGCCTGTTTCCGAAATGTATTAAGGTATGGCACGACAAGCGTATTCCTAAAGATTGGAATGTGTCTATTGTTGAAATTCCCGATGTGGAAACAGAGCGCATGAAAGAAGTGTATATGCGCCAATTCAATGTAAAACCGCTATACCTTGGCACAATAGACCGTTTGCGCCAAATGTACATAGGCATTGAGTATGACGAAAAGACCATACAGGAACAGCCGATACAGGAAAGCAAACGACTATTCAAGTACACAAGGCAGATGGCAGAGATAGCAGCCGTTGCAGTTATCAATGATGCAAGTGTTACCGACAAGACCAACAAAGCGGTTAAGAAACTATCTAAGTTCTTCTTGGAACACTTGACTGTTGCACGATTGCAGAAACTCACAGCCATTATAAGCCAAATGATGAACCCAGCGGGTTTTACGACCTCTATTCGATTGATACGGGAAGTCGGAACGACAAAACCAAACCCCGAAGCGGAGCGGATAGAGTAACGGGATTAAACAGTCCTTGGGGTAATCGTGGCGAACTCATGCGCAGTTATGGGTGGACTTATGATTACTTGCTTTGGGGTATTTCTTGGCTCAATGTGCAACTGATGATAGCGGATGCACCACGCACAAAGGATTTGCCGAAAGACGAAAACGGCAATGTCATTGATGAAAGCAAGGTTGAGCATAGGGAATTGAAAACGAAAGAAGATATTAAGAACTATATCAAAGGAATGTTATAAATGGAGAATATAGGCGGTGGATTAGGCTTTAAGGCTACACTTGACATAGACGATTTCAACGTGTCGGCAGCAACAATGGAACGACACATAAAGGACTTTTCCAACACGGCAGCACAGGAGGCAGCAGCCGTTGAGGATTCCTTTCAGCAGATGGCAGAAAAGGCGGGTCAATACATTTCCTACTATCTGATTGGGCAAGGTATGAATAATCTTGTCAGTAGCATTGTGTCTGTCCGTGGTCAGTTCCAACAGTTAGAACTTGCCTTTGGCACGATGTTAGGCAGCACAGCCAAGGCTACTGACTTGATGCAACAGATGGTAGATACGGCTGCAAAAACGCCTTTCGACCTCATGGGAGTTGCCGAGGGTGCAAAGCAATTGTTAGCCTATGGTGTGAGTGCCGACAAGGTAAACGACACGCTTGTAAGGCTTGGTAACATTGCAAGTGGTCTTTCCATTCCGCTTAACGATATAGTATATCTGTATGGTACGACAATGGTACAGGGACGCTTGTACGCACAGGATGTAAGGCAGTTTACGGGTCGTGGTATTCCACTTGTAAAGGAACTTGCCGAAAAGTACCACACAACAGCCGACAACATAAACGCTATGGTATCGGCTGGCAAAATAGGATTTCCAGATGTTGAGGAAGTTCTAAACAAAATGACAAATGCGGGCGGTCAATTCTATCAGCTCATGGAGAAACAAAGTTCTTCGCTGACAGGACAGATTGCAAACTTGGAGGATGCTTGGGACAGTGCGCTTAATAGTTTCGGTGAGCAAACCGAGGGTGCGCTTTCGGCTGGCATACAGGGCGCAACATACGTTGTTGAACACATGGATGATGTTGTGCGCATACTCAAATCGGTAGCCATTGCTTACGGCTCTGTGAAAACCGCTACCGTGCTTGCAAGTGTAGCCACCAAGGGTTACACTGGAATAACCGTGCTTGACAATGCCGCAAAGACAGCACAGCTTGCCTTGATGAAAGCACAATCGGCATTGAGTGGTGAGGTTATCAATCAGAAAAAGGCAATGGCAGCAGCAGAGCAAGCCAATTACGCAGCACTTGAAACCACACTGACAGCCGAGGAAAAGGCAGCAGTAACCAAGCAAATGCGTATAGCAGCCATTCAAAGCCTACTGACAGCACAACAGCAAGAATATCTCTCCAACCTCAATCTGACAGCCTCAAGCCAAGGTTACGAGGCAGCAGCCGTTGGGGTTATGACAGCAGAGCAACGCTTGGCTTTGTCAAAGCAAGACTTCACAGCCAAGAGCGCAGCGTATAGAGCCGCCATAATGCAAGAGGCACAAGCCAAAGCAGCCAACCAAGCGCAAACGGTTGAGGCTATGCGTAGCGATGTAAGGGCAGCAGCACAGAGTGTAGAAGCAGCTAAAGCCAAGGCTATTGCAGCTACACAAGCAACCGAGGCAGCACGATATGAGGTATATTGGGCGCAACAGTCGGGCAATGCGACAACCATTGCAACCGCACAAAAGAAACTTGATGCAGCAGTGGATGCGCAAGTAGCCACACGCAAGGCGGCACTTGCCGCACAGACAGATTTCTATACAAAGAAGAAACAACTTGAAACAGCAGCCACACTCCAAGCTCGCACGGCTTCTATTGCTGACACAGGCGCAAAGACAGCACAGACCGTAGCGACAAATATCCTTTCAGTGGCAACCACAAAGTTGTCGGCTGGACTAAAAGCATTGTGGGCAACAATGACTGCAAATCCACTTGGTGCAATACTTTCCATTGTCGGCTTGCTTATCAGTGCCTTTACGCTATTCGGCAAAAAGACCGAGGAAGAAAAAGACACGATGAATGAGTTTGAGGATAGCACAAAGAGAGTAACGGATAAGTTGGATTTGTACTTTGCCATTCTTTCACGCTCCAATAAAGACAGCAAGACGCACAAGGAAATGCTGGAGAAAATCAATGAAGTGTGCAAAGAGTATAATTCCACGTTGCTTGAAGAAAATGACACGTTGGAACAGCAACGCAAAAAATACTTGGAAGTCAAAGATGCAATCCAAGCCACGACCGCAGAAAAGATAAAGGCAAAGCGTGTTGAGGAAGAAATGAATAAGTTGAACGAAAAGAGCGACAACAACTATGATTCGTTTGGCGACCGCATGGATAACCTACAATACGATACAGGACGGAAAAGGACTATAACGAATAGGTCACATGGTGAAACTTATGAGGTAGCCATAACGGAAGCAGCCGAAAATATACAAAACATGGCACCCGAAATAAAGGAGGCTGTGCGTAGTTTGGTGGAGGCTGGTGCAAAGGAATTGGCTACCCTGTCGGGCGATGATTTCACAAGGAAGTATAACGAGATTGTGAATAATGTTGTTGCTGGCACAAAGGCTGGCACACACGCAACCGACAAGGAAATGGAAGCCTTTGCATCCCAACTCAAAATATACCTTGACAACGAGGTTAGGGATGTGCGCACGTTCAATTCTGCAATTGACTTGGTAAATCAGAACTTGGAAAAATTCCTTGCACCAAAGGACACTACCAATGTGGATATTACCAAAATGAGCCTTGAAGAATTGCACGAACTCGCCAATAACCTTAACGGCAAAGAGGTAACGATTGATTGCAAGACCTATGGCTTTGAGGATGCGCTTTCCCTGTTGCGAGAAGTGAACAAAGAGATAAACAAGCAACAAAATGACTTGAATACAGAAAGCGGTATCGGTGCGGAAATTCAGAACCTCAAAAAACTTAGGAGTGAGGCGCAACTTGGTAGCCAAGCATGGAAAGATTACAACAGCCAGATTACAAGGCTACAAACACGCTTGAACACTGCCACTGGCAAGTCAAATGGTAGCGGTGGCAATCGCAAAAGTGGCAATGATGCACAACGCAATGCGGATAACCTCAAACAAAAGCAACTTGAAGCTGACAAACGACTTGAAGAGGCGAGAATTGCAGTCATGGAAGAGGGATATGAGAAACGCAAGGCACAACTTGACTTGCAGCACAAGCAATCCCTCCAACAGATAGACAAGGAAGAAAAGGAACTTGCCGATGCACGAAAGAAAGCGGGCAAGGGCGGTCTTACTTCTGACGAAAAGGCGAATTTCCAAGAAAGGCGCAATATCGAAAACACAAGTTACACCCAATCGCAAAACAAGTTGTTTGAGGGTGAGCTTGACTATAAGAAAAAGCAGTATCAGCTATATTTCCGTTGGGTGCAGAATATGGGCAAGGAAGTAGCCGACAAGCAGTTTGAAAAGTTGCTTGCTGACGGTAATTCATACAAACAATATGTCGAAAATGAAATATCCAAACTTGAAGAAAAGCGCAAGAACGGCACTCTAACCGAGGGTGAGGGCAATTACCTTATATCGCTTAATACACAGAAAGGCGAGTTGAACGGTGAAACCACGGCTCTTGAAAAGTTCAAGCAACAAGTTAGTGATTCTATCGGTCAGTGCCAAACTCTTGCCGAAAAGATAGAAGCCGTTGCAAAAGCCAAAGAAAAGTTAGAGAATGGAGAAAGCGGTATTGTCAGCACTGATGAACGGGCAGAGGCAAGTCTTAGCCTGTCGCAACAGGACGCAGAATTGCAAAAGGAACTCCAAAACACCGTGCTTAACGATTACCGCACGTTTGAGGAGCAAAAGTTGTCTATCACCAAGCAATATGAATTGTTGCGTTCACAGGCAGAGCAAATGGGCGATACAGAGCGTTTGGCACAGATAAACAAGGCAGAGCAAGAGGCGTTATCCTCACTCAATATGTCATACTTGCAACAGTCCGAAAGTTGGAAGAACCTGTTTAGCGACATAGACACGCTTACGGTTGCCCAAATAGAAAAACTGATAGCTGACATCCAAACACAACTCAACGCTGGCAATCTCAAACTTAACCCTGTTGATTACAAGGCGGTCATTGACAGCTTGAACCAAGCCAAACAGCGCATACAGGAACTTAACCCATTCCAAGCGTTAGGCACGTTCTATAAAGACTACATAGCCGCACGGAAAAGGCTTAAAGCAGCGGAGGCAGCACTCGCCAAGGGTGAGGGGTCAAAAGAAGATGTAGAGAAAGCAAAGCGTGATACCAAGTCGGCAGCGCAAGGCATAACCAACTCAATACAGAAAGTAACAAGTATTAGCTCTGATTGTGCCTCGTCCCTACAATCAATGTTTGACGCATTGGGAATGAGTGGTGTTGCTGACGGATTGGGTACTGCAATTGAACTCATGGGACAGTTGGGCAATGCAGCAGCCTCCGTGGGCAAGTTTATGAGTGGTGATGTGTTGGGTGGTATTACTGGCATGGTATCGTCTATTACATCCGTGGTGGGCATATTCGCCAAGTTGCATGATGCAAAGTACGAAAAGAAGATACAGAACTTGCAAAAGCAGATAGACAAGTTGCAAAGTTCTTACACACGACTTGAACGTGCTTTCAACAACACTTATTGGGTGTTCAATGAGGAACAGCGACAAGGGTACGAGAAAACCGTACAGGCTATCAAAGACCAAATCGCAGCATTGGAGAAACAGCGTGAGGTTGCAAAAAAATCATGGGACTTTGCCCAATACGCCAAACTGACGGCACAGATAAAGCAACTCAATGAGCAACTATCCAAAGCCAAGGAGGGCGATGATATGCTTGGCTTGTACCAACAGCAAAAGGAGTCCCTCAAGGAGCAACAGGAACTCATGCGCCAACAGATAGAAGCCGAAAAGAGCAAGAAAAAGACCGACAACAACAAAATCAAGGAATGGGAAAATCAGATTGAGGAAATAAATCAGCAAATAGAGGATTTAGACCAACAGATGATGGAAACATTCGCTGGCACTGATGTAAAGAGTGCCATTGATGAATTTGCGGATGCGATTGTTGATGCGTACTGTGCTGGTGAGGATGCAGCGGAGGCACTTGGTGAAACGACAAAGAAAGTGCTTAAAAACGCTGTTGTCGAGGCTCTCAAACGAAATTTCCTTGCAAAGGGTATCAATGATGCGGTTGAATACTTGGGCAAGGCGATGGAAGATGGAGTTTTGACAGACGAGGAAAAGAAAGAGTTTGAACGCCAAGCCAACGCAGCGGGCGAGAAATTCAAGCAAGGCTTGGAAGCTGTGGGCGATTGGATAAAAGATGTTGATGATGCGACAAGCGACCCACTGACGGGAGCCGTTACCTCAATGAGTGAGGAAACAGGCGGTGTGATTGCTGGTAGGCTCAACGCTTTCATCATTAACCAAGGTGAACAGACAAGCATAATGCGTGAACAGTTGTTACAACAGTCGGAGATAGCGAGAAACACGGCTTTGTCGGCTGAACGACTGCAAAACATTGAAAGCACGCTTAAACGCATAGAAACAAAGGACAATTCATTACTATCACAAGGCATTTCGTAATATGGAACTGGTAGAACAACTTAGGAAGGATGGCACAGAGAAAGGTCTGTGCCGCCTTTGGCAGATGAAATTGAGAGGCAACTTAGACACAGAGGCATTGGTAAAGCTCTACATCAAGGGCATTGACTTTTGCATTTGTGAGGATTACCCCACGCTTGACTTTCTTAGGACGCATTTTAAGGGCAACAGCGAGCCTTACGGTGTCTATATTGATGAAGATATGCCCACACTCGCAAACAAGGCTGATTTGGTGCTTAATGGTGCTTGTAGGGGTATGTTGGAGTATGGCGAGTATAGCGTTTCACGCCTGTATGTACGCCACACAAGCGAGATAGCCGTAAATGTTTCAGACCATGCCATTTTGACAATAGATGTGTTCGACCATGCCAAGTTACACCTGTCTGCGGTTGGTGATGATGCAAGCGTTATCCTCAATGTGTATGGCAGCAACGCCCAAATAGACTTTGTGGACGGTGAAAAGCCAAGCTGTGTGATTGTGAACTATAACAATAAAACTACATACTGATATGGTAGATAAGAACTTGATACTTTACTTGCCATTTGACGACCCCGATGGCAATAAGGCTTACGACTATTCGGCAAGCCGTGCTGATGCGACACTTTCAGACGGTGCAGCATTTACCAAGACCGCCAAGACAGGCAAGGCACTTGCTTTGAATGGCGGTGAGTGTCTGACAACCAAAGCCATTCCTTTTAGCGGAAACTTCACGTTGTCTGCCTACATAATGACAACACAAAGCCGTATCGGTTGGGTGGTGAATTTACTTGGTGTAGATAACTATCGTGAAAAGTGGATTGATGTTGTGCCTAACCAATGGTACTTTATCGCCTTTGTGCGTGACAGCGACACATTCAGAGTGTACCTTGATTCCGAGTGTGTCTATACCGCCTCTCTTGGTGGAACGCCACAGGGTTTGAGCCTTTGCACGGATGAATTGCTGACAACGATTGCAATCATTGACGAGGTGAAAGTGTACAACGTGGCAAAGACCGAAAAAGACCTGTTGGAGGCACAGGCTGACAACGATGTGGAATACTACATTGACGGTGTGAATTTCAAGGACTATGGCGTGTATGTTTCTGGCTCTACTGGCTTGGTCGGTCGGCTTGCACAGAAAGACGCATTGCAAGTGGATTGGGACAACTACCACGGCATTGTGCGTGACAGGAACAGAAAGCGTTACAAGGAACGCACCATTACGCTTGACTGTTTCCTTGAGGCGAGTGGTCGCAGCGCATTTGTGGAATGGACTAACCGCTTTATGTCATTGTTCGATGGTGACGGTACGCACCGTTTGACCGTGGAGTATGACGGAAAGGCAAAGCCATTGGTCTATGAGGTTGGTTTGTACGATGAAACCGACATGACAAAGACATGGGGGCAGTACAACAATGAGCTTATGGTCGGCACGTTTAAGATGAAACTCATAGAAGATGAACCCGTAAAGCGAGTGTTGCGCCACATATCGGCAAGCGACAACTCCAAGACAACAATAAAGGTTACATCCACAAAGTTGCTCAACATCTATTGGGGGGACGGAACGCACACATTCAATGTGAGTGGCAACGAAACAACCGTAGAACACACCTACACACTTGCTGGCGAGTATGACATCATTGTTGCTGGCGTGATTGAAGATATTGAAAGTTTTGAAACAAACGATATTGTAGTATGGGAATTACTCAAATAACAAAGCGCAATGGCGAAACAATACAGCTCAACACCAACGAGCCGTTTTGTTTCGTCAAAGAGGCTACGCTCACAAGTTCCTTAATGGGTGATGATTACATTTCGCTCAAAATCGTTTCTGCCAATTGGTTGTCATTCGCCAAAGGTGATAAGATAACAGTTGGTGGCAAGGAATATAGTATCAGAGCCACAACGACCCGTGAGGTTGTTTCGGAGGGTTACTACAACTATGAGCCTGTTTTCTATGGCGTGATGTACGACCTTATGAAAACAATCTACCGCAATTGCGACAAGTACGGCAAGAGCGACAAAAGCACGTTTGACTTGACCTATACAATCAAGGAATTTGTGCAAGTCCTTATCTACAACATGGAAAGGGATTATCCGGGGTTGTGGAAGTTCGATGTGGATAATTGCCCCGACACGGAAGCCAAGACAATTCAGTTTTCGGGGGTGAACTGCTTGCAGGCATTGCAAACCCTTTGTAACAGCGAGCAGTTCAACTTGGAGTTTCAGATAACCCAAGACAAAGGTGTGCGTACAATCCATATTGGCAAGTTCGGCAAGCGTATCAATCCTCCAAGCGGTGCTGATTTCTTTGAATGGGGCAAGGGTAATGGCTTGTATAACCTCAAAGAACAGAAGATAGACGATAAAGCCATTATAACCCGCCTGTGGGCAGAGGGTGGTACAACCAACATTCGGAGCAATTACAGGGACTATTCGGAGCGACTGCAATTGCCTTACCCACAGAGAAAGAACCAATACGAGCATACTCTTTCAGACGGGACGGTTGTAAAGGTCGGCACTGAAACAATCGGCATTGCTGACGATGCAAAACGCTATATTGAGGATGCAGCACTTCGTGACAAGATAGGCAGTGAGGAAGATGTGAAAACCTATGATGACATCTACCCCACACGCACGGGAACCGTTACGGCTGTTGTGGCTGATGATATTTGCGCTTTCATTGATGATACAATGGACTTCGACCTTAACAAGAAAGACGATAAGGGGACGGTGTACCTTGTGGACGGAACGAGCGCAAAGATAACTTTCACATCTGGGCGGTTGGCTGGGCAACAGTTTGAACTTGAGGCGAAAGGTGGTTACAACCACGAAACAAAGAAATTCCGCATCATTCCATTCACGGATAATAGAGGTTTGACCATTCCCTCGGCTGAAACACAGGACGCTTACAGAATTGAGGTCGGAAACACCTACAAGATAACCGACATATATCTGCCCGAAAGCTATGAACAAAAGGCAGAAGAAAACCTGTGGTATGCTGCAATGGAAGATTTCAAGACAGCGACACAGGCAAAGGCTCAATACACGCTGACATTGGATAGGCTCTACTTTCTCCAAGAACTTAGCCGTGATACCGATACAAGCGTGTTTGAGGTGGGCGATTATGTGCCTGTAAAGGACACACGCTTTGGCATTGAGAAACAAATGCGCATACAGAAAGTAACACGCAACCTTTTGTTGGAACAGGACTACCAAATCACTTTGGCAGACACAACAGCCGTGTCTATACAGACGCAAACCGTGCTTACCGTCATTGAGCATGAAAACATCATAAACAACAACCGCCTCCGTGATTTGAACAAAGCAAGGCGAGGTTGGAGAACCACAGAGGATTTGCGTAACATGGTGTATGATACAGACGGCTATTTTGACACGGAAAACATCAAGCCAAACTCCATTGACACAAATATGCTGACTGTTGGTGCAAAGAGCCAACAGTTTGTCCTGTCTGGTTGTGTTCTGAAAGCTAACTTTGGGGGCAACCCTAATATGTTTGTGGCTACCGCTGGCATACTATCACACCTTACCATTGACAACGACAAAATAAGGAGCTGGCAGATGAACGAAGCCTCCTTTGAACTGCAAAGCACGGGTGGATACTATCTGTTTGCTAAGTGTTCCAAGTCTGGTGAAAATGGCGTGTGGTATCTGACGCAAGAGCAATTGAAGTTTGAGCCTACGAGCGACCCGAACAACTACTATTTCCAAGTTGGCATTATATCAAGTCTGTATTCTGATGATAATTTCAGAGATTTTCAGACCACATACGGTTTCACTCGCATCAATGGCAATACCATCACAACGGGACGCATCATAACAAGTGATGGTGAGTGTTACTTGGATTTGGACGGCAACAAGTTTCGCATTGGTGACAGCACAAGTTCTATTGATTGGAATGTGTCAGCAAAGAGCCGTCTAACCCTCAAGAACGTGTCCGTTGCAAGTGGCAGTGGTGATGTCGTTCCGCTTGGTGTGTACCGTGGCGTATGGAATAAGGATTACATATACTACTATGGTGATGAGGTTTCTTATACGGACAATAGTGGTGCAACGTGTACCTATCGTTACAACCACGCAACGCCCTCCAAGGGCATAGTACCAACAAATACTGTTTATTGGGGTGTAGTAGCGCAAGGCGCAAACGGCAAGAATGGAGTGAACGGCTCTACATTCTATTTCATCTATACGGCAGAAAGCAGCACACCAAGCACACCTACATTTACAGACCCAACATCATTGATAGAGCAGAGCGTGTGGAGCTTAAAGCCGCCAACCCCAACAAGCGGTAAGTTTGTATATATGTCGCAAGCAATGCTCAATGCAAGAACGAATACCTTTGGAACGTGGAGTACACCCATTCGTATTACGGGCTTGAATGGAGAAAACGGTGCAGATGGCACAGATATAGAGTTTATTTATTTGCGCAACACAGGCGATACACCAAGTAAACCCGCCTCAGTAAATAAGGATGATTATGTACCGAGTGGCTGGACAGACAGCCCAAGCGGAATAACTGCAACTTATCAGTATGAATGGGTTTGCGTTAGAACTAAGCCAAGCGGTTCTGGCACATGGTCAGCTTATAGTACGCCTGTCATTTGGGCGAAATGGGGCGATAAGGGTACGGATGGAGATGGCACTGAATATGTATTCAAGCGTACAGAGGTGGAAACAGCACCCGATGCAATTTTGGTTAGTTCTACTGCTGACGGATATGTGCCGAGCGGTTGGACTGATGAACCAAGCGGTGTGTCGGCAGACTATCCTTTTGAATGGGTATCTATAAGGCACAAGACAAATGGCAAATGGGGGGCTTTCTCCGAGCCTACCTTGTGGAACAATTACGTTGTATGGAATCCCAATCTGCTTGAACAGACAGAGTTTGAAAGCATGGATAGGCTGGATAAATGGGATGTTGTTTCTCGCAATAATGGTGGTAGTGGCATTGACACAAGCATTGCCCACATCAATACAAGTGGTGTGGACGGACATAATTGTTTCTATGATGCAAACAACAAGCGAGAAAATGAAAGCGTGTACAAAGAAGTGTTGCGTCAAGTGTTGCAGTCCTCGACCGTTAAGAAGTTAAAAGCTTCGACATGGTACACTCTTTCGTTTTGGGCAAAGTGTGGAACTAACACATTGACCGTAAAAGAAACAAGCAGCGCATACGGATTTGCACAGCGCACATTGTATCTAAGAAGTGGGCATAAGTACACATTTTCATTCAATGGACGCATTGATGCACAAGCGAAATCGGACGGAAAGGAATTAAGGTGCTTTATATGGCAAGACGGATGGAAATGGCAAAAGGAAATTTCTGTCAGCAATACTTATAACACGACAGCCTCCATTTCGTTTGACGATGTACCCGCAGATGGTGTGTATCATTTTGCGGCATACTTGTATGACAGTACAGACCCACGCACAGGTAAAGCAACCCTTAATTGGGTACGCATACTTGAAACAGGCGGTGCGATATTCAGCACCTATGTATTTCCGAGTGCCATTGATACAAGCAAGGTGTTTGTGGACGGTGTGCAAAATAACAATACAATTGGTGCAGATTGTGTCGTTAATTATCCGACATATACAAGTTGGAAGAAACACACTATAACATTCAAGACAAAATCAAGTTTTGCTGACATTGAATATGTACTATTTCGCTTGCAACCAATCATAATTGAGGGCAACTCGCAATATCTCTATATCTGTATGCCAAAGTTGGAGCTTGGCAAGGTGGCAACTGCCTATGATGCAAATTCAAACGACAATCGCCCCGACTACCAAGAGTACAGGTTTGCCAAGAACGGCTCACGCAATAGTGCGCCCGCATTGGTTAAGACTGATGCAGAGCCGAGCGGTTGGACAACTACACAGCCGACTGTTGGAACACTTGAATATCTTTGGATGATTGTTGCCAAGAAAAGCGCAACGGGTGCGTTGCTCACCAATTGGAGTGAACCTGTGCGTATAACCCCTTATGATGGCAAGGATGGTGAGAATGGTAAAAGCCCAGCTATGGTGTATCGTGGCGTGTACGATAGCAGCAAGACATATTACGGCAATCAGTATCGTGTTGATGCAGTCAAGTACAATGGCACATACTACATTGCTCGTATTGATGCGGGAGAGTTCTACAATGTCGCTCCAACGAACACATCAAAGTGGAATAATTTTGGTGCGCAGTTTGAAAGCATAGCAACCAATTTGCTTTTGGCAGAGGGTGCTAACATTGGAGATTGGTTTATCAGCAAAGGCAAAATAGTATCAACGCTTGAACAGGGAAATAAGATAACACTTGATGCGAAAGGTGGTGAAATACTGCTTGAAACATCGAATAATGGCGGTGATAATGTTATGTCTGAATACCAAGGTGTATATGGTGCAAATATTAAGGCAAGTCTAAATAATGGTACTGTCGAAGTACGCTCTAAGAAAAACAGTTCGTCAGTATCTTATATATCCCCTACGGGCGTATTTTCAAATATGGCTGGTACGAATGGTATGCCTTTAAGCTCTGGATATACCCACCGTGGTGCAGTAGTTGGATTAGGATTTGCAAATGTAAAAAAACGAGAATGGGCGGTAAATGCTGTTGAAACGATTGTTGCTGGCGTTTATGGCAGAGCGGATAACAGCGGTACTGCACCCGCTTATGGCGGTTTCTTTTACGACTTGTATGCTGGCGGTCTTACTCTGGGGCGAATTTGTATTACGGGAAATGGCAAGTCTGGACATTCATCATATCTAAGTAGTGATGATAGTCTTGTTATCGGTTATTCACGATATGCCGAAACAGTATATCTACCATCAGACCCCAAAGAGGGACAGGTAATTTTCGTGAAGCAATGGTGGAGTGGTTCGCTGCTATTTAAGCCATTGACGGGGCATCATATTTACGATGATTCTTCCGAAAACACGGATTACGCATTTAGCGAGGGACAAGGAGGTATGTTTGTTTTTACAATCGGCTATGTTAATAGTGTAAAAAAAGAGTCTTGGATAGTATCAAGATGGAAGTTCTAAAACAATAAAGCTATGGCAAAGTATGGATATATAGAGAATGGCTTTCTAAGAGCAAGGGAGGTAGAGCAAGGACAGGTGCAGAACCTTTCTTCTGAATGGAAGCCTGTTGATGATATTGATGAAAGTAAGACTATATCCGATGATGATAATTACACCATTCGGTTAGTTCCTTACGACAATGGAAATCGTATCTCGTTCAACTATGAAAAGGTTGTGAACACGACAAAGATACAGGGTGAGATTGACGCTATCAAAGCTGAATTGTCAGAAACAGATTATCAAGTTATCAAGTGTTATGAAGCCTCCCTTGTCGGTGAAGAATTGCCTTATGACATCAAGGCATTGCACGAAGATAGAAATGAGAAACGAGCACAAATCAATGCGCTTGAAACGAACTTAACAAATTTAATGGCATTATGAGTTAGATTACAGAAAGCAACAGACAATCACACTTTCTTTATGCCATCCCTTGTGCCTTTCTACTCACGGTTTTATTCGTGGTGGATTGGCTTGTGGTATGGAGTTTAAGGACAGAGCTTATGGTGGTAAATGGGATTGGTTGGACTTGTTAGCCACTATCTTAGGCGGTAACGTGGGGCAAATACTCCAAATATTGCTGATTTACATCTTAAAATGTGTTTGTTAGACACAAATTTACTACCTTTGCAGTAAACATTTACTGGGTAAATTATGGAAGATGTAAGACTGATAGCCAAAGGCAGCATAACCGACCTGTCGAAAGGCTTTGCATTGAAAGGTGGTGTGCCGTTCTCCGTGTATGTCCGTAGCAAGGGAAACACGATGTTGAGCGACACACTGCTTGAATGTAGGCTGATAGGTGACAAAGCGGTTGGAGCTTTGCCTGTGCCGATTGGCGACTGAACGCCCGCAATGATAGCGTACATTTCCCCAAACGCTATTGACTTGGGCAAGTTTGATGTATATTGGGGAGCGAGTGAACAACCAAATAAAATTGTATAAGCGCATGGGACTGATTTTAGGCAGTGGCTCTACAAAGCCACAATATCCTTACGATATGTGGTACGGTGTGCAAGGCGACTTGACAAGCAAGGACTACAAGCTCACAAGGGTTGGAAACCTTGACTTGCACCGCACGTTACCCATACAGAAGAAGTTGAGGCGTTTCGTGGAAAACACGGACGGCTCTGTAAAATACTACTTGCACCAAAACGACAGCCGTAAAAAGGATTCGGGCGCAAAGGCTACCATTGACAGCACGGATGGAAACGTGATGTTGGAGAAACCCAAATACTATTTGCGTGTTGAGTTCGAGGGTACAAAGTGGGTGTATGGCATTTCTGAATATCCTTTGCCCGGCTTTGTGGAAATGACACGCAAGACTTGCTCGCCTTGGTGCGCTACCATTGACCGTGACAATAACATTGCCGTGTCTGGCTGTTGGTTGCAATGGAATGGCGATGAACTTTTGCGTGATGATGAGGGCATATTGAAGTTGGCGGACAATGCCGCACGTTTCCGTGGTGGCAACGGCTCTAATTCGGCTTGGGATGGTACATACCATTCTATGCTTGGTATGCCAAGAACATCTATCAGCAAGGCTGGAGCAAGACCTTTGTGCAAGAATGGCACTCACCTTGGCGTGTATCGTGTATATACAGAAATAGCATGGTTACAGCGCATAGAGTATGCCTCTTTGCATTGCCAAGACACATACAACGAAACGCTGACCGCTGACGGATTCAGACAGGGCGGTTTGGGCAGTGGTCCCGCTGTTGATGGTAGTCAGTGGAATACATGGGGTGGTTACAATCCATTCGTGCCTTGTGGAGTTACTGCAACGCTTGGAAACAATACAGGACGCATACCTTATGTAATCAAAGGTTGGACGGGTGGCGACAAGACCGTGTATGTAACATCTTACCGTGGACTTGAAGCACCCTTTGAGTATCTTTGGCTGTTGGCTGATGATGTGCTGATACGGCATATCCCCGATACAGAGGGCGGTCGTAGTATCGCTTACCTGTGCCAAGACCCTACAAAGTTCACCTCACATTCAGACAACGCAACAACCGTTCCCGATGGATATGAAGAAATGTGTGATTTGCCCCGTGATACTGGCTATATCCTACACTTCGCCATATCAACGAATGGTATCTGTTTCCCCGATGCAATAGGTGGTAGCAGCAATCAAGGTGCTTGTGATTACTATTGGCATCCGGGCAGAACAGCAAGTGGATGGTGGGGTTGCCTCCTGTCTGCTAATGCGGACAATGGTGCGCCTGCGGGCGTCGGTTCTCTGTTTGCGGCTTATCGTTCCTCGGACTCGTATGCGCACTGTGGCTTCCGCTTGTGCCGTTTTTGACAGACTGCAAAAACGGTTCACGGCGCAACGAAAATCGGGGCAAAGTGAGTGAGAGAATAAACAGGAAATATTAAAACAAAATATTTTAAGGTAGGTTCTATTAATTCATAAATTCGAGTGGAAGCCGTTCCGTCAGATACAATCTTTCGGAATCAGTCCCTCAGCTGAGGGCTTTGGCTA